GTTTGTGGATTGTGTACGCGTTTTGTGTTGGTGGAATAGTTTTTTGATTAGCAGCATAAATAAATTCTTCAGTAAACGCAATTTCAGGCCAAACAACACTATCAAATCCTTTTGTTGTGTTTATAACTGAAGCATCCCCCGGATACTTTATAACATAAATTTCTGAACCATCTTTTTGTGTTTCATTTGTAAAATATTGTGGCCAAGGATATACAACATTCAAATCGTTTAATTGGTTAGTACCGTTTACTAAATTTTTAGAGTCAACTCCAAAGTTTTTTGATGATGGTATTATTGACTCTAAACGAATCGGGTTTGTTCTTTGGTTCCAAGCTCTAGCATGTGTATCCTCCATTAACCTATAAAAACCATCTAACCCCGCAAAAATAACCGCCATAACGTTTCTTATTGTTGGTACAAACCCTAAAGCCTTAGGGTTATTAATAATTTGGTCACTTAAAAACTTAGTTAACGCTTGTTCTATTTCCTGATTTTTTTTATTTAGTTCATCACTTGCTTTTTGAATCTTATCAAGAAAACTGTTTAAAACATAGTTTTGAGCGTTACCCACTTTATCCCCAAACTTATAACATTCAGGGAATCCATTTACTACTTGATTAGTCTGTTCGTTATATAAGAAATTTGGATTTAAACTTTTAAAATCTGAGATATACTTATTTAATTGGTTATCGGTTGGGTTAGCCCCATAGTTAATAACATAACTTTGTCTAAAGTCATCATCAGTTAATGTATTAAAATCTATTTGTTCAAAAACGTCATTAATAGAAAATTTAACGGGTATTTCACCACTTATAGTACCTTTGTCAGGTAATTTGTATTGACCATTTGTTCCAAAACTTGCATTTGCTTTAAGTGCTGCAACATATGTATTTATATCAGTTTCAACTCTTTGTTTGTAAGTTTGTCTGTCAGCAAATGATATATTTTCTTTATATGGGTAATAAACTTGACCTTTAAATATTTTTTCAGATACATCTAAAAAATCACTTATAGAATTAGCAAAAACAGAATTTCTTAATTTATTCAAGTTAGTTTGAAAATCCGAAACATCGTTAAACACAGTAAACCCTGCCTTATCCGCCTCTTGTTTTAACAACGTTTGTAAATTTTCTATTCTTGCTGAAAACTCTTCTAAAGTAATTTCAGGAAAATCTTGTGCAATTAATCCCTTACTTTTGTATATTGAGTAAACTTCTTTCAGTTTTTGAAGACCAACAGACTCAACTACTGTTGTAACATTATTAGTATTTACACCATTATTTGAAGAGTTAGAACTACTTGGCGTAATTAAAGTTTCAGTTTGAAACATTTTAGGTGAATTTTTAGCATATGCTAAAATACTATCTGCTAATATTGCGGTATTTCTACTAAGTAGTTTTAAAGTTATTTTAAAATTACCACTATCAGGTTCAAAACTAGCATTGAACTCGGTTAGGTTTAATTGGTATCTAATGGCCTTTCCATAATAACCCTTTAAGATTAAAAAAAATGGAGGATATGGTAAATTAAAAAAAACAGAATATAAAGAGTTATCCCCTTGTTCAAATAAGGCTCTTCCTCTAATATCAACTAAGGTTATTGAAACTTCAGTGACGTTTGCGGGTTTTATACTTACAGTTATATCTGTCATACCTAATGTTTGGGTATCTTCATAGTTTAAAACTTTTTGTTTAAAACTTGTATTACCGTCTTGATTTACAGTATATTCTGCGTTTTGATTCGCTCCTCTTCCTTGTCTAACACCTCTACCTGTATACTCATCAGACCAACTTGTGTCAAACGCCTTTTTTCCTTTAGGTCTAAGAAAGTTGAGTTTTAAATCATCAGGAAAATTAGAAAGTGATGCAATTTGAGAATTTATTACAGGACTATCAAAGTTATCACCAATTGCTAATTTTGTTCTTGGAATAATTTGAGTTTCCAAATTGGCATACATAACAAGATTTTCTTGTTGTATATATCTATCTTTTACATTGTTGTTTTCATCAACAACTTTGTTTGGGTCAATTAAAATAATATTATCGTAGTCTGCTTCGACATAGATATTATTTTCTTTATTATAAATTTGTCTGAATTTTGTTGGGTCATTAACGGCCATAATAAAAAATATGTGTATCTAACGCACTTTTGTAGCCTTGTAAGGCACTAATTAATGGATATGGTATTATTAGAACAGCCCCATCAGGTATGTTTGTTTCCAATCCACCATAAATTGGGTTTGCGGTTAAAATTAACCAACCAAAATATGGGGTTCCGTATTTTTCATAACTAATTTTATCTAATCTACTTTTATTTTTAAGATAAATGTATCTTTGGTCTGATGGTCTTTGTGGTAAACTTACAAAAGGTACAACAGTTTGTTGACCATTTATTAAAAAATTTTGGTATCTGTTATAGTACTGCATTTTAATTAAAAGATACTTTTAAATTATATTCATCTCCTGTAGAATTTACAGAAGAATTTATGGCTTTCATATTGTCAACCTCAATCTGATTTGGAAATAAAACTTGTGAAAAATTCATTTTTCTTTCTTTATCTTTATTTATATCATAACTACAAGTTGCACAAAAAACAGAGTTGTAATAATTTGTTTCAAAACTTTCAAATCTTTTGTCCACAAAATCTTTTGATGATTTATATTGAGCAACTATTCCCGTTGGGAGTTCTGAACCGTCTTGAGGATTAATACCTAAGTTACTTTTTAAGTAATTTGTCCATTCAGTTTTTCTTTCATTATTGTTAACCACATCAACAACTTCATTAACAAACTTATTATAATCGTCTATTATTTCTTTTCCAAAAACCATAAAAAATCTATTTTCTTCGGGAGATATTGCTAACGGGTCTGAATCAATAAATGTGTTAAATTGAAAATTATCATTATAAACTTCTTCATTATCTGTAGGTATTAGACTATACGTTTCTAAATTATTTGTAAATGCTGAAAGTTTACTTCCGACAATTTGTAAATCCCCTCGTAGTTCATCTAATGTATTTGCGTAAGAAGTGTTGGACGCATCTACAGGTGTTGTTCCAGTTAAAGAAAAAACTAAAATTTCATTTTTGTCATTAGCGTAACCATCAAATGCATTACACACATAATTTAATTGGTCCAAAACATCAATCATTTTTGTTTCATTAACCTCACTATTAACTATGTTGTTAGACGCATCACTAAGAACCGATAGATAAGTTGATTGTCTACTTTCTATCATATCTTTGAGTTTTCTTTTTATTTTTCTTGTTGAAATGTTTGTAAAATTTTGTAGATTCAAACTCGCAAGAATTGGACTTGTTTCATTTTCAATATCATCTTTTGCCCCAGAAAAAAGTAAATTAACTTTTTCTTCGTACTCACTTTTTCCAAAAATTTTAACTAAATTTGTTGCAGGTTGATTAATGTTATTAAAATAACCATTTTGATATTTCCTATCTTTTGTGAAAATTAATATTCCACCGATTAGTAGTTTAGAATTAATGTTCTTTAAATTTTGTAATACGTTTTGAGAATAGTCTTTAGTTAAGTCTATAAAATTTTTCATATTTTCTTTATATGAAAGAACTCCCGTAAACCCACTTAATGTTGTATCATATTTATACGTATCTTGTTTACCTATGGTAGTACCAATTTTATTTTGTTGTAATTGTTGTGGTTTAGCCAAAGGGTTTGTTCTTATTGCTTCAAAAAATTCTGCATCATATTGTGATGTAACGTCTTCAGTTATTGTTGCCCTTTCATCATACATTTCTGTATTAGCGTAATAATTAAAAGATAGTGCATTTTGTAGTTCAGCAACAGGACCCGCAAGACCGTGACCTCCAATCATATCAAAACTTAAACTAATATTTGCAACCATCGGTTGTACTCCAATACCTTCGGGGTTTAAGTCAAAAAGAGCACCTGCCTGATTAGAATAAGATATTGATAAATCTTTAGGTATTATTTTTGTATGATAAAAATCGCCAACTCTTAATACCAAAATAGGTGGTGAACCAAATGCACTATTGAATGCATCACTATAATCTAACTTAAAGTTACCTCCCGCAGTTTGTGATACGGTTGGTATAGTGTCTCCAGGTCTCATACATTGTTGTAAAAAAACTAATCGTGAATTCAAACCTTCAGGAGTGATTGAGTGAAATACTGGATTAAAATATTGAAACTTACTTCTAATATTATCATAGACAATAGGATTTTCCTCTTTAATCATTTGGAAATAATTACATTCCGTCAAAAGTCTTCTAATAATTTTTTTAGCCAAATCCTTATATTGTGGGGTTTGTTTGAAATTATTAATAATCTCATTCTGAGGTGTTGGTTTTGGTGTAGTAGTTTCTGCTGCCGTTGGGTTCGGGGTTGTTGATTCTGTTTGTGCAGGTGGTGTTTGGGATTGAACAGGTGGTGCAGGTTTAAAAGTTATATTTCCAATTTTAGTTCTTCTACAGGCCATTGCTTGGACTGAATATATACCTTCCTCATATGGTGATTTAAAAGCTTTATTACATTCTATTTCTGAGTATTTAGGGTCTTTAATTGTCCCGCTAGACCCTTCTGCCTTTTTAGTTATTCTTAATTTGGGAGGGTTACTTTCTGTGAATGTTTTCAAAGTTTTATCATTAACTTTAAAATTTTCTATAAATTTTAAAACAGAGTCATTTCTTCTTTCTGATAAATTTTGATTACCACTTGTATTTGTTGAACTAGCAGTCCCTAACAAGTCAAAACTTACTTCACCCCCACCATTAAGTATATTAAACACTTCACCTAAAAATTCTTTAAGGTCTTGAAATTCTGTTTCAATATTTGAGAAAAACCCACCAACTGTTTCTTTTCTAGCATCAACATATTCTTTTAATGAAAAGTTAGGTGTTGTAGTTGTATTCAAAGCCACTTTATTTGCGTCCGAATACTTGAATACTTTATTAAGTGGTTTAACTGTTGTGTAATTATTTTTATCTGCAACATACTGATTATACCAATATTCAAAATCTTTACTTGTTGATGTTCCTGATGAGTCATTTGGTTGAGCGTTTTCAAAAAATAAAAATATTTCTTCAAATTTAGGGTCTGAAATTTTATCATTTGATGCTGGAGGTGTTGATTTAACTTCTTCGGTTTTTGTTGGCTCGGGTTCAGGTGTTTCTTTTACAATTGTTGTTGCCTGTTCGGGATATTTAATTAAATTAATTGCGGTTTGTATATCTTGTGGTGCTAAAAATGCAAATCTTCTTGTTAAGGTATATAAATCATATTTAAGACAACCTGCAAAAAATGAGTCCATAACTTTTGTCATTTCAGATTCAGGTCTTATATCTTTGAATTCTTGGTCTACTAAAAGATTTGAAATAGAAGGGTGGTCAACAATAATGTCAAAATCAAGTTTTCCACTTCTTTCAGTATTCTTATATGTGTAAATTTTTTCGGGTCTACCAATAAAAGAATTGTCACCAAAGTCAGCCCTTGTAGAATCAGAAAAATCTAAGTTATAAGGTGGAAACCACATAATTCGACCACCATTAGGTCCTCTTTCACAAGCAGGTAAATCTTCAGTGGTAAATCCAGGTTTGTTAGATGTTCTCCAAGCTAAATTTTCCAAAGACAACATGTATTTTTTTACTTGCCCATCAATAATGTTTGTTGACTGACCATTCTTGTCATTGTGTGGAACAATATTCAAATTATATGTATTATCAAAAACAGAATAAGTATAGTTTCTAATATTACCTTCAGTTTTCTGTAGTTGTGAATAAGTTAAAAAAGGAGTATCCTTTGTGAATAATCTACAATATTCAAAACCTTTCAATGAGCTACTACTACTGTCAATTGAATTTTTTGTTGTATATCTAATAACCCTTGAACCCTTAGTCATTTCAACATAACCGTCATTAAATACTTTTGATATTTGGTTTATTGCAGTACCAACATGTTCTAATTTTTTTATTCCACTTCTATCTGCAGAATCTACTAATTTTTGTGTGGTGTCTAATATTGAACCATCCCTCCAAACATTATTTTCTTCTATTTTCCAAGATTCAGTATCTTTAAAGGCTGATTCAAAGTTTTTTGTAAACACATCATTAGTACCAAATCTTTGTAGACCGCCAGGTCCTGCCAATTCACCAACTTTAAAATATCCTCTTTTTGATGCCCAAGTAAATCCTCCACCAATAGTCGTTGTACCATCAGAATAACTTCTTGTATTTAATCCAAATTTAAATTTTTGAAAATTTTCACCTTCATAGTATTTTCCTATTTCACCAACAGAATAAACGGGAGCACCACTTGGTTCTCCATTTTTATCTAAAGGTTGAGCATTTGCAGGTGAAATTAAACTTGAAAAAATATCATCAGAATCTCCACCTCCATAAAAATTTGGTTTGGGTGCAAATAAAGTTGGTCTTCTTAATGTTAACCCGCTGTAGTCGGGTCTATAAGTATTATAAAAAAGTTGTCCAAACAATAAACTTCTTGTCGCGTTTGAAGTGTTTGCCAACATCAACTTTGAACCTCTTTTGTTTTTTTGTCCTGTGATAGTTCTTATAGCTCCCATGACTGTACTTGTTAAAACTTCAACAGGATTTTCAACAAGTCTATTTAACATTCTTTTATCGGGGTAGTCAAAGTACTCGCCAGGGATTATTGAATATGGTGAATATAATCCTCCAAGTTTTGCTGTAAAATTTAAAGCCCTACCAATTAATGATTCAGGTGAAGTGATAACATAATTTCTTGCCAATAATGGAATATTTCCCGATATAATACCGGCAGCATCAAATGGATTTAAATTTGGTTTAACTGAAACACCCCCACTATCAGGGTCAATTTCAGAATCAAGAGCGTTTATTCTACCCAAAGTTTGGGATACTAACTCACTTGCGATTCTATATCTATATTCTCTTCTTAATTGTCTTGCACCTATAAACGCTAAAGCGGAATCTTGGGATAGACTACCATTGGAGCCTGCCGGATTATCACTTAATAAAATATTAATAGGTTTATAGGTTGATGGTATAAAGTTAATTGGTGTTAATGAATTAGCATAGGCATTACCATAACTTGTTGGTATAATGTCGTCTATTGTGATTAAATCATAGTTTCCGTCACCAGTTACATACTTGTTGTTTATGTAAGCCTCATTTTCTTTTTTAGACCCCACAACTTCCAACTCAGAACCTTTAGTACTTAAATAATTATATTCACCACCATTAGATAATTTTCCATTATTAACGTTTATGTCAACAGTATTTATCGGTGTGTTTTGCGGTGTGTATTCATTAAGTGGAATTAAATCGGTTCTAAAAGAGTTAGCATCTTGTTCTAATTCACTATTAATGGTATCACCATAATCATAGTTTCCTTCGTTACTATTTGTTTGAACATTGTTATTTATTGAAACTTCGCTTTGTGATTGTCCATTTACAGGACCATATTGATTAATAGGAAACAAGGTAAGTCTAATAGTTTCAGCCTCAGTTTCTAATTTACTATTTATCGCATCACTTGGGTCATATTCTTCTTCATTTGGGTTTGTTTGATAGTTGTTCCAAGGAAATACTGAAATTGTGTAGCCAGCAACTGGACCATATTGATTAAGTGGATATAAAACATTTCTTTCACTGATACCTTCCAATTCTAATTCACTACCAACGGTATCTGAAAAGTCATATTCACCTTCATTTGAACCTAATGATAATATATTATTAATAGAGTATTTTGTTGAACCGTATCCTGGAGCCGAAGTTGCTGGTGTATATTTATTAATAACCCTCATCAGAACTTCTTGTTCATTACCTTTTGTTTCTAAATAACTTCCTATAGTGTCTGAAATATTATACACTCCAGAACCAACGGTTTGTACCACTTGGTTGTTTTGTATCCAATAAACGGGAAAACCAAAACCTGTAGTTGTTGGCTTATATACATTTAAAACTTTTAATTCAATTTCTTTTTGGTTACCAATTGAATTTAAATAACTGTTAACTGTATCGGCAACTGAATATTCTCCTTGTCCATTTGTTAAAATGTTTTTTAAATTGTTAATCCAATAAACGGGGAACCCAAAGTCAGGCCCTGTACTTTTATAAACATTTCTTACTTTAGATAAAATTTCTTGTTCGTTACCAATTGAATTTAAAAAACTATTTTGTGTGTCTGAAATTGTATATTCACCTTCACCTCTTGATTGGATTGTTTGATTATTATTTATAAACCAAACAGTATCACCAAAACCTCTATCATTTCTATTAAGTGGTTTGTATAAATTTGTAACAATTAATTCTTTTTCTTTTGTATCACCAATTTTTTCTAATTCGCTACCAATCGCTAAAGGATAACCATATTTACCTTTATTTGTTTCTTGTTGTAAATTTTTGTTAATTTCGACCGTATCCCCATATGAAGTTGAAAATTCAGTTGGTCCATAGATGTTATTAACAAAAAGAATTTTTTCTTGACCATCCCCAATTTTTTCTAAGTCACTACCAATCGCTAAAGGATAACCATATTTACCTTTATTTGTTTCTTGTTGTAAATTTTTGTTAATTTCAACGGTATTCCCATATGAAGTGGAAAATTCAGGTGGTCCATATATGTTATTTACAAAAAGAAGTTTTTCTTGACCGTCTCCAATTTTTTCTAACTGTGAACCTATTGAGTTTTTAAATCCATAAAGACCAAAATTGGATTCAACATTTAAATTAACATTTATTTGAACAGTATCACCGTAGGTTGAACTTGAATTTTCAGGTCCGTATTTATTTTGTTTGTAGAGTTCTTTTTCTTGTACGTTACCAATAGTTGATACCTCAACGGAGTCTTTTACAGCATAATCAACAATTTGAAACTCTTTATTTTGAGCAACGTCTCCAAAACTAAAAGAATCGTCAACACGGTATGGTTTAAGATTTCTTGTCAGTAATCTTTTTCTAAAATTTTCAGAAGAATTAAATGAAAGTGGACTATCCATTTATTTGTTTATTTTATAAATAGATATTTTTTTATTTTTATCCTCGTTTTTGAGTAATTAATGCATTCGATAGTTTGTCAGAAAATTCTGCACTTAATCTTGTATTCACTGTATTCATAATTGTTTCTTTAAGTTGTGAAGCATCTAACACCTGACTTATTAAGTTTTGTGGAATATTTGTATTAATATTTAAAGTAACTTCAGTTTTACCACCAATTTCAACGGTTTGTTTAACTTCCATAGGTGGTTGTGAAATTGTTCCGATTTTACTCATCAAGTCTGTTATAGAAGGTGTTGGTGCTGCAACAGCATTTTGATACTCCAAGTTTGTTATGGAAGATGTGGGTGTAGCACTTGCGTTTTTATACATCATAGATAAATCACCACCTTTAGGTATTCCAATCTCTTGAAGTCTTTTTTCAGATTCATTGTATTTTGCAAAGAAATCACTTATACCAGGACTAAATAACATTTCATCAGCGGTGTTAGGTAATAATTGCCCAAAATCTGTTTTCACCATACCGCTTCCACCTGAAGGTATAAATGCATCGTTGATTGTAGCCGCAGGACCTGCTGGTGTTGGTAGTGGTATACTTCCGACCAATAATGATATACTATCAACCAAAGTTGCAATGCTATTTGTTAATGTTGTTAAGTAAGTTTGAACTACAGTAGAAAAGTTTTGGTAGGCTACAACTATAGCGTCACCTCCAGCTTGATATTGTTTTTGGAACTCGGCAAACATTTTATCGTATGTTGGTGCAATTTTCCCATACATTGTTTCATCTTCACCAGATTTAACAATTTTTTGACCTCTATCTAATCCCATACCAAAAATACCTTGGTTTTGAATTGTCTGTAAAGTTAATAACATTTTGTCTGAAGTACTTAACTGATTTTGAGCATTTGTATACATAGCCAGTTGTAAGGCTGCTGGGTCATTTGAAATTTTTAAATCTTCACCATACTTATTCAATGCATCCATAAAGCCCGGATTATTCATTGCTGTTTGTAAATCTTGGACTCCGCCTTCAAACCCAGGTAAGTCAATTTTTACTGAACCCCCTGGACCAATTTCTGCTAAACTTGCTACCAAATTTTTCTGTTCTTCAGAAATTGTTGAGGGGAATGTTATTCTTGATGCAATTTCTTGCTCCTTTCTCATATTAATCGCACCCTTAGCTACATCTTCATATGATAATCCTAAAATGTCAGCCTGTTGTCTTAATCTTAACATTTCTTCACCAGAAATTTTAAAATCACCGGTTGTTTCATTAAATTGAACGGCAGATGCAGAAGCATTAATTATTTGGTCTTGAAGACCTTCCATATCATACTGAGCCATATGAATTAATTGAAATGGGTCACCCAGAGCTCCTATGTTTCCTCCAAGTGCCTGTAATTGACTAGCCATTTCTATGGCCCTTTCAGGTCCCCCATCCAAAATTTTATTTGCGGTTACTTGAGCTTTTTCTAATGAAAATCCAACTCTTTGAGCCTGTGCTGCCATTTTAGTTAATCCATCCACACCATTTCTAAATCCATAAATCTGTGTTTTGTATAAATCCTTTGAAACCGCCGAGGTTAATTTACTAGCATTCAGTCCTGAGGCCTTTGCGGTGGCGGCGACTTTGTTCATTATTTCTACAGATTTAGACTGAGTTACACCATAAGCTGTCATATTTGAAATTAATTCTCCAACCACTTCAGGTGTTGCTCCAATTGTCTTTCCGAATATAAGAGCGTCTTTAGTTGTTTGGGCGTTAATTGGTACCAAACGTTCCATTGCGGTACCAACTTTATCTAAATATTTTCCAGTATCATTAAACGCAATTCCAAATTCTAAACCACCTTTATAAACATCATAAATAACTTGTTCAAACTTTTTGGCACTAGTTGCCATTCCATTACCTAAAGTTGTATTAAACTTTTTAGCATTACTTTCTAAAGTTAAAAAGAAATCTTCAATTCTTTGTAAAGATGTAGCATCGTTGAATGCTTGATTAACTTTTTGTGCAAAGTTAGAAACTAATTGGTCTTCGGTATATAAACCTGGCGTAGTAGATTTAAATGGGTCAGTAGTTTGTAAAAGCCACATATTCTTTTATTTGATAAATACTATTTTGGTTGATTTTCTTCAACAAGTTTATTTATAAAGTACTTTCTTTCAAATGTGGGCATTTGTGTGACATCTCGGTATGAAAATCTACCGTACTTAACCAAATAATAAATTTCGTCCAATAAATATTTTTGATAATCAGAAGAAAGGGCGAAAAAACTCCACCCCAAAAGTAACATCGATAGTCACTTTTTCTCCAGACGGGGTTTGAATTACTTTTTGTAAATCTATTTTTGGTTCGCATTTATTTGAAAATTTTCTAAGGTCCTTCGCATCTGATATTGGCATTTGATTTATAAATTTAGTTATTTCTAAAGTATCTTTAACTCCATCTATTTCAACTATTTGTTTTTCCAACCTTTTTGTTGCGATAGGTGCCGTCATACCTTTTGGATATTGTGAAACAATTTTATCAATTTCTTTTTGGTCACCAATTGTTAGAAGTTTAAATTTAACCATTTTTTTTGACTTCGGAAGAAGGTATGAAAATAACCCTTCAAAATCAGGATTATGTTCCATTTCTTTATAATCCAAAGAGTCCAACAAAACTGTTGTTTCAAATGTTTTTTGTGTATTTGGGTCGGTAACCGTAAAATTATATTCAGGTCCAAACGCAGTGTTTCTAAGAAAAATTAATACAGCCTGAACGTCACAATCTAACATATCGTTAATATTAAATCCTGGTTCATAAATTTTTTGTCTTAGTAACGTATAGATAATTCCTTCCTTATCATTGTTTTGTGACATTAAAGTGTTTTCATCATTAGCCGTTAAATAACCAACTTTAATAGAATCTCTTTTTGGTTTGTAAAAAACACCTTTTGATGGTAATTTTATTACATCGTGTGGTAATGAAAAATTTTCCTGACCATATTTTATATTATCTTCCATAGTTTTTTAATAAAAAAATACTTTACAAAATACGTTAGTAAATAAAAAATCCCATCATATTGACGGGATTTTTATAAAAATTTGAATTATTTTTTTAGTAAACTAATATACATCTATCAGGTTGCAATTTTATTTCTACTGTTGATAAGTCCGCACTACCATAATCGGCACCATCAAAAGATGCACTTGTTATAAGACAGTTTTGAAGAATCCATTTTTCTACTGCAACTCCTGTAGGGTCTAACATTTCTAAATCAACGTCTTTTTTATAACCAGCAGCGTAACCCATACGACCAGTAACTGACTCAGCATGTAAACGTACCCATTCCATTACTGCCTGTGTCGCAGAAGGACCAATTGGGTCTCTAAATTTAACTGTGATTTCACCCCATTTAAAGTTAGTTGATACGTAAGTTTCGGTGTTCAAAAATTTAATTTCTTTTTTATCAATTGTAATTGAAGGTTTACCTGAACTTTCAACATACCAAGAGTTAATCCCCAATGATGAAGGGAATGTTAATATAAAACGATTTTTTAATTTCGGTTCATACTGAAAGGGCATTCTCATTAATAAATCAGCCATATCTTTTGTTTTTTGTTTTTTTTATTTTTATTATAAATATCTGTAAATTAATTTTTTCTATTTACTTTGAATTTTTTTAAAGTTATCCTATAACTAGAACTTAATATCTAGTTTTATTACCTCCTTTAGTTAAATATAAGTTTACTGGCGATTCTTCATATTCTTTTGATATTAATTCTTTAATTTTTTCAATATTTCTTAAATCGTCATCTGAAAAACCTATATATGGTTCCCAAGAAGCGTTAAACTCCAAATCATTTTTAAACATTGGATTACCGTCCACCCCATACTTACTTTTTAATTCACTTGCCAAACTTCTACAATAAGATACAAAGTTTTTGAGTGCATCAAACTTTGCTTGTTCAGGGTTAGCTGCATTATTTGCCCCATAAGATACGGGTTCAAATTTACACATATCTAAATACTCGTTAAGTTCTGCCGGTGACAAAGACTTTACGGTTTTATCACTACTCACTTTGTTTCCTATATCTCTATATTTATGAAGGTTTTTTGCCAATTCTCTTGAATCCAAACCATTTTTATTACTCATTATAAGATTATAAACAGCCTCTCTTAAAGTTTTTGGACTATGACCTCTAGCGGTAATAATAGCAAATATAGACCCACCATTAATACACTCCACAAAATCAGGCCAAGCAGGTCCCGTTTTTGCAATCATAGAGTCAATAATAAATCTTTTATTACCCGGTTCTCTAAAGTTTTTAAATGCACCAATAGAATATGCAACTATTCTTTTTCCCTTATAATTAAAAGATTCAAAACCAATTTTTTCACGATATTCAGCAAAGTCTTCAGTTGACATTTGAACTTCATTTTCATCTTCATCCATAACAAGAATTGAAGTTGGCATAAACATAATATTGTCATCCCAATCAAACGCATAATATTTTAAGTCGGGTCTACCTACATCATCAAAACCTTCGTTCAATCTTTGTCGAACAAATTTTCTAACATACCCTTTTATATCCATTACTTTTGAAGTTTTTCTAAAAGTTTTTCTAACTGACTTTCAGTTACAATTACGTTTTGTTTTTTTGTTGAGTAAGTAGAATCGGATGTTTGTCTTATTCCGACAGATTCTTTAATAACTTTCTTTTTAATTTTCATTTTTTTAAAATTTTAAAAATAAGTAGGGGTTTCCCCCCACATTTATTATACATTATCAAATGATGCTCCTGTAGGTGTAATAACAAATTCAATGTCAATATATTCAAGAGCTCTTGTTGGTTTTAGGTAAATTTTACCTGTTAGTGTATTTGAATCCAAATCTTCAGGTGTGTTTGATACCGTCACACGGAAATCAATTAAACCTCTATCTCTTCTTATTGAATCTAATATTGGGTTAACTGAATCAAGGAAGTCTTGTCTTACTTTATCATCGTTTTGTTCAAATAGTAATCTAATAGCTACCGCAGAAATCAATTTACGAGCTTGTAACAATAATCTTCTAACATTAATTCTGTCAAGCGCAGACTCTCTAACTTGTAATGTTTTATTACCCCAAATCACTGTACCCACGTCATTATATGTTGCAATTGGATTGACTCTACCTTTATAAAGAGTATCTCTATCTTCTTGTGTCAGTTTCTTTCTTGCTTGAATAGCATTTACAAGACCTCTTGTATAACCCGCAGATGCGAACCAAGGGAATGCAATATTATCCGTTAACGCCAAGTTTTTAGTTACTTCAGCGGTTGGTGGTAGATAAATTTGAGTGTTATTAACCGCATCCCGAGTAAGAACCCAAGGGTAGTAAGTTGCCGCGTAACTTGAATCAATACCTGTGTTTTCTAAATTATCTACAACCTCTTGTGGGTAAATTAATCCTTCGGTTATATTTTGGTAAGATGGTAAAAACAAATTAAAATCGGGTGTAGTTGTAATGTAAATTGAGTCGGCTCTATCTTCTTCAATCATATTAACCGCATCTTCAACAAGATTACTGTTATTTACATAATCAATTCCTGGTGTAACAAACACATTAATGTTAGTTGCTTCAGGGTTTGCAAATGTTGTTTGACCCCATTTGTATGCGTAAAAGTCAGTATTCGCCCAAGTTTCTTGGTTAGGCCCTGATATTTGTTTAAACGCTCCCCATCCTGATGCTGTTGGGTATGTTGCCGAAGCGGCTGCTCCAAATTTGTAACCTGTTTGACCAAGTGCGAATGTATCCGCATTTGTTCTATATTCTCTGTATATGTCCCATCCGTCAAAACCTCCGTAAGCATATAAAGTATATTTACGAGTATTCAATCTGTAATATGGATTATCAGAATCAAGTGGTTCACTTGAAAACGACCCCGTTCCAACTTCAAATGCTGATTGACCTGATGTTACATAATTGTTAGATATTGTTACAATAGTCGCTCCACTATCTAAGTGGAAACCTTTTGTTACATAACCCCAATCAGGACCTGTTGTATCGGTTGCAATATTTGTTGGTAATTGTTTTCCTTTATAATCAAAGAAGTCATAATCAACTCCTGTGATATTTGAAATACCCAAATAAGCCCTTCTAACATTTTCACCTGAAGATATTCTAATGTTATCACCACCGTTAGCAGAACCAAAAGGTGGGTTATCAATTTGGTCACCAGGTTGTAAATATCTTGTTTTGTAATTAACAAATGGAGGTGTTGCGTTCGAGTATTCTCTCATAATGTAACCTTCAAAACCACAAGGAAGTGCGTTTGTAGGTGCCTCGTCAGCCATTTCAATCATAATGTATTTTGACTTAACTTGATATTCACCGTTAGATGTACCGATTTTGTTAGCCACAAAGTTGTTTTGTGTTGGGTCTAATGAGCAGTTTGTAAAACTTTCAACAACTCTAACATTTTGGTCAGTGTCAAAGAAGTCTCTTACAAATACATCAAATGTATTATTTGTAAATGATATATTACCGATAGAAAGTTTAACCAATCGGTTAGCTGCGTTACCATCAGATATTAATACAAATCTAAATAATTTGTAAACTAAATTACCACGTAATTCAGACACTAAATAAGGTGTTTTAGGTGTTTGATATTGTTCTAAATAGAAACCAATTGTTTCAGTATTCAAAGATTCTGCACTGTCAAGTGCAATTAAATCACAAAATAAACCTCTAATTTTACTATTATTGTATCCTGAATTTAATAAACTTGGGTAAATTTCCTCAACAAATAATGGAACTTCATTTCTATCTTTAGCAAAATTTGATTTACCAAACAAACTAGACATATAGTTAGAGTTTGTAGACTGCATCGAAGTTTCAAAACTAAATGTGTCAGAATCATATGTTATACCTGAAATTACAAATGTTGAATAAGGGTTGCTAGTTACAGCCGAGTATGTACCAGTACAAACCATTTGAACGTCACTTGTTCCTGTAACCCAATATTGTGGACCGTGTTGTGTTGAAGAATAACTTGTTAAACCTCTTGAACGTAATGTTGAAACAACTAAATCATCCCATTCAGAATAAGGTGACCCTGAGTAGAATGTCATACCAATATTACATATACCTGAGAAAACTCCACCACCTAATGTGGTCATACCTCCAATTGATGCCCCAAATCCATATCCATAGTAACTTCCAACACTCTGTACTTTATTATAATCAAATAGTGCGTAGTACCAAGTGTCATTAGTACCTGCTGATAGATTAGCCAAAGATAAATTCAAATTATCAACACCAAAAGTTTCAGTGTTGGTGGTTACGGTATTTACTGAAGAGCCGGACACATATGTTAATGTATCAGCACTTAACGTACCCCAATAAATTGCAGTTGTCGCTGAAGTCGCAGCACTTGTACTAAACGCATTAACATTTGTAGAAATATAATTTTGGAAGTCAGCGTTTAATGATGACGTACCACCATTAAATGTTGTGTAAGTATTGTAGAAATCTGCAGATAATTGAGCAGGTACCGATGTGATTGTAATGTTACCACTTGTACCTGTTGTACCTGTAAAGTTAAGAGTAATACCTGTTGTGTTACCGGTAGCCGATATTGTTCCTGGGTCAGGATTAGCAATTGTAACAACTGACCAAGACGGACCAGCGTCATACCCTGATAAACCAAGAACTCTTGTTACAAATAACTGATTTGATTGACTTAAATATGATTTTGCAATATATGACGTTTCATATTTTGGAATTTGTGTGTTTACAAATTTTTCAGGACTTGTTCCACCAAAATAAACTTGGTATTCATCAAAATTTGTGATGAATATCGGTTCGAATGCAGGTCCTTGTAGAGTTTCCCCAACAATACCTAAAGTTGTTACACCAACGCTTTGTGCTACAAATGTTAAATCTCTTTCTGAAGTATAAACTCCCGGTGAGACGAAAACCTTATTACTAGATGCCATTTTAATTATGTTTTAGCTTTTTATGTTTTATATATAAATACATTCAATTTTTGCAAAAAACTATTGACTATAATATATTTATCTAACAAGGCAGACTAAATTCTGCCTTTTTTCTACCACATAATTATGACAAAAACCAAAAAAATAAAAAACTTAAAAATATCTGAAGAGGTACACGATGTATTAAAAAAATACTGCGAAAAAAACGGATTAAAGATGTATAAGTTTTTAGAAAATTTAATAGTTAAAACTTGTGCAAAACCTAAAGATATATACGGTGAAGATTAAACTAGGTATGCAACAGTTTTAATCACTGATGTTTCACTAATTAGTTTTTTATAAACTTTAACCACTAAAGTATCACCATCATTAACTTGTATTGTTTGTAAATCGTCACCCACATATAATCCGTTTATAAATACTGAAAACGCATTACCACAAGAAGTTGTTGAGTTTGTTGTGACACCAGTGGGGTTTGAAAATGTTGGTGTTGTCCCACCTTGTACACAATAAGATGATGAAGAACCACTTGTTATTCCCGATACCGTTGCCGGTCCACCACCACAAGGGGTAAAAAATAAAGTGTTGGATGTATTAGACGTATATGAAAAATTATAACAATTTGTTAAATTTTCTAACTCAACAACTTTTAAATCCGCAGTATACCTAATTACCTCTGAAAGTTGGGTGACTCCTGGTAAGAAAGTAAAATCAAAATCAAAATTGTCAGGTCTTGGTGGTTCTATTTCAACTCTTTTACTTTTAACTTTAGTGTCAACTTCAAACATTGTCAAATATCTTGATATTGCTGGTGATACTTGAAAGTCTTTTTCATCTAATAAAAATCCTTGAAGTGTCATTTTATAATTTATAATATAATACTTTCTTTTTTCTAAATCTTTAACCGATTCATCAGATACCTCATCTAAAAGAATTGGCATGTAGTGACCGTTAATTTGAGTGTGAGCTTGAGCAGATGCAAACGTTTGTAAAACGATTTTATTAAACTCGTTGTTTTCTCTCATTCTATTACAAAATAATTTTACGTTAAAAACTAAATCAACAGCAATAGGTTGAGGTACTTTGTATACGTCGGCCCCTTTTCTTTGACCATCCCAAGTAGGTACGGTAAAATAATTTATTCTTAATTTTTCGGGAACATTATACTTACCCCCAACTAATTTACCAAGTTTTACTTCAGGTGTTCTAACAATCGCAACAAATGGTAATGATATATTTTTATCTAAATCTTGAAAGTTCCAAGTTTGTGTAAATTGAGACCAATTTTGATTTGTAATGATTCTATCGATAGTTGGTACTTTTTTTCCATCAACAGTTAACATTAATCTTTCTTTAACAAAATCTAAAAATCCTCTATCTAAATCTGCATGAAGAACTCCTTTTGGTAAATAAGTTCCGTGTCTTGTGACATCATCAAGCATTTCTTCCCTTCTTTCCACACCAAATTTTTGTGGAATTAAAGGTAAATGTTTTTTTATTTGTTTAGGAAACGCCATAATTATATACCTTCAAACTCATTATTTGTGACAGGTGTTGCAAGAATTGTTCTATAAAATCTTTTGTAACCACCATACGTGTGTTTATTATCGGTGAAAACTCTACCATCATTAACAACACTATAATACCTAACTCTTGTTTCAGTTTCGTAATAACCAATGTAATCACCAAACTCAATATCAATTTCTAAATCATCTAAATAATCTTGATAAACACTAACTGTTAAATTTCCAGGTTCAAGCTGTTCTAATTTTGTGGCACCGTAATCTGAATTTGATGGAGCGTCAATTTTTACTAAACCTTTAAACTCAATAGGTGGTAAAAATTGGATACCACCTTTTAGTGCTTCACCATAAACATCGTCATTATTTGTTTTTTGTCTGTCAATTTTATATAATACCAATGTGAAATTCATATCACCCTCTAACCATTCTCTACCCATTTTAATGTCTAAATTAAAATCATCTTCGGCAAAAAACTTATTTAATCTTGTAATTGGAACTTTAGGTTGTGTCATACCTATAAATACTTTAATTGATTTTTTGTTTGTATTATACTATATTATAATATATGAGTGAAGATTTTGTGTCAAAAACACCAGAGTCAAAGGCCCTTTTAATATTAGAAGATTATGAAGGGTCAAATAACTATATCCTAAATTTAAAACACAAAAAGGAAAATAGTAAATCTTTTACCCCAACAAGAAGTCAATCTGAATACATAATAAATTATAGGAACACAAATCCAAAGGTTGCAAAAAAATGGGTTAAGTTAGACTCATATTTTGGTAAAAAACTTATGGAGGACAAAATGTATACAAAAGAACCTTCTGAAATTTATGTTGAAAAGTTATTAGTAGAAAAAGATAAAGCTTTTCATATTTGGGGTAAGATTTTTAGTGGTGAAACATTACACGATTTTTGGATACCAAAATCTGCAATCATTAAAGACAACGAAGTAAAAAATATTGTTATTGATTATAGCAAGTATTACGTTAGACCACCAATGGAACATCAAAAGGTTGCTATTGAAAAATTGGTTGGTAATAAAAAGTTTATTTTAGCTGACGATATGGGACTTGCAAAAACGGGTTCGTCAGTAATCGCCGCGTTAGAATCTGATATTAAAAAAATACTAATAATATGTCCCGCTTCGCTTAAAATAAATTGGCAAAGAGAGATTAATATATATAGTGACCGTAATGTTTATATTGCTGAAGGGAAGAAGTTTTCAACGAATCACGACATTGTGATAATAAATTACGACATTTTAAAAAACTTTCACGACCCTAAAAATAAAGAAAATTCTGAAATATTAAAATCTAATTTTGACCTTTTAATTGCTGACGAATGTTTTACTTACGACACTAAAATAACAACAAATAAAGGTGAAATTAAAATTGGTGATATTGTTGAAAAAAATTTAGATGTAGATATTTTGTCTTATAATCACAACACAAAAAAAACCGAATACAAAAAAATATTTAGAAAATTATTTAAAAAAACAGACACTATACTTCAAATTAAATTACACAACGGAGTATTTATAGAGTGTACACCAAATCATAAAATATATGTAAAAGATAAAGGATATGTTAGAGCCGATAAAATTAATACAAACGACTATGTGTTTGAATTGTCAAAAATTATTAACAAAAAAACAAATAATGAAGAAGAGTCAAACTTGTTCAAAATCTTGCAGCACGACATATCGTTACAAAAAAAATCCACCACAAAAAAAAGAAATAGAATTAAAACATCAAAAAAAATGTTTACATTGTGGAGAAATAATGAAATTTCAAACACAATCACAAATGAAAAAACAAATTTGTTGTTCAATAAGTTGCGCAAGCAAAATGAAATGGAAAAAAGAAGAAACAAGACAGAAGTGGAAAAACTCCATGAAAAAACACAATATGTCAGAAAAAATGAAAGAAGTTCACAGGAAAAATCCAAATATAAGGAAGGAATCGTCGGAAAGAATGAAAAAAAACAACCCAATGTTCAATTTGGAATCATTGGAAAAAATGAAAAAATCTTTGTCTGGAAAAACTTTTTTATCGAGAGGCGGAAACGGGACATTAACAAAACAACAAAAAAAATTATACAAAGTTTTAAGTCAAGAGTGGGAAATGGAATACACTATTTTAACAAAAGATTATATTGGACATCAAAAAAGTTTACCAAATCATTACAATGTAGATATCGCCAATTTGAAACTGATGTTAATTATAGAAATAGATGGGAAAAGCCACAAACTAAAAAAATGGAAATTTATAGACAAAAGAAAAACAGAAATATTAACTTCATTGGGGTGGACAGTATTAAGATTTTGGAACGAAGAAATCGACAACAATATAATGGATTGTCTGAAAAAAATACAAGCGTATACGATTTAGAAGTTGTAGATAATCACAATTATTTTGCAAATAATATTTTAGTCAGTAATTGTCATGTTGTGAGTAACCCACAAGCTCAACGCACTAAAATAATAAATGACATAGCAACATCGATTGAAAGAGTTTGGTTATTAACTGGAACCCCTATAACCTCAAGACCTATGAATTATTATAACTTATTAAATTTAGTTGATAGTCCTGTGGCTGCGAATTGGATGGCATACGCTAAAAGATATTGTAATGGGTTTCAATTTAGTGTTGGTAAAAGAAAAGTTTGGAACGTAACAGGGGCATCAAATTTAGAAGAATTAAGAGAAAGAACTCAAACACATATTCTTAGAAGATTAAAAGAAGAAGTGTTAGATTTACCTGAAAAAATTATAACTCCTGTTTATTTAAGACTAAAGTCAAAAGATTATGAAGAGTTAATGGGGGAATATTTTGATTGGTACGATTCAAGACCTGAAGAGTCTTCATCGTTAACAATTCAGTTTTCAAAGTTAATGAAAGTTAGAAAAGTTATCGCTCAAGAAAAAATAAATAATACAATTGAGTTAGCTGAAAATATTATTGAGCAAGGTAAAAAGGTTATTATTTTTACAAATTTTACAGATACATTAAACATAATTTACAATCATTTTGGAAAACAAGCGGTCTATCTTGACGGTAGTTGTTCTAAGTTTCATAGACAAAACGCTGTGGATGAATTTCAAACAAACGACAAAATAAGAGTATTTGTTGGAAACCTGAAAGCTGCAGGGGTTGGTATTACTTTAACGTCAGCTGAAGCCGTGATAATGAATGATTTATCATTTGTTCCTGCAGAACATTCACAAGCCGAAGACAGGTCCCATAGAATAGGACAAAAAAATTCCACATCTGTTTATTATCCACTTTTTGAAAACACTATTGAAGGTGCGATATACGACATACTCAATAGGAAGAAAAAAATCATAGCAACAGTTATGGGTGACGATATGATGGATGACGCATCGACAATTGAAGAAATGTTAAATATGATTTCCTATAGGAGGTGATATTTATTCTATATGAAATCAAAAATTTTCGAAGGGTACTTAAAAACAATCAATCATATTGAATCATTATTAGAAATTGAATCATCTGAAAAAATCACCTTAATTAGTGAAATTAAAAAAATCAGTATAGATAAATTACCATATGATTATAATTCTTTAGAAGTTTTTATTGATAGTGAGACTATGAATACTCACTACAACAAACATTACAAAGGTTATGTTGATAAGTTAAACAAAGAATTAGAAAAAGTTAAAGGGAAAGATTTAGATTTGGAACAAATAGTTTCAGACATATCAAAGTTTAATACTGTTGTTAGAAATAATGGTGGCGGAGCATTTAATCATGCATTATTTTGGAAAATGCTTTCACCAAAAAAACAAAAACTTGAAGACCCAATAAAATCTAAAATTGAAAAAACTTTTGGTTCTTTTGAAAAATTTAAAGAAAAGTTTGAAGAAGAGGCAAAATCAAGATTTGGTTCAGGGTGGGTTTGGTTAATATTAACTAAAACTAATAGACTAAAAATTGTTACAACCGCAAATCAAGATAACCCATTAATGGACAACCAAGAAGTTAGAGGATATCCTCTTTTGGGGTTAGATGTTTGGGAACATGCGTATTATTTAAAGTATAAAAATCAAAGGGATAAGTACGTTTCAAACTTTTGGAAGGTGGTTAATTGGGGGTTTGTAAATGATTTATATTCGACGCAGTCAAAACTTAATGACTAAAAGAATATTTATATATAAAATATATTATGGCAACTACTGTAATAATTACTGAACCTGATAGAAGTAAACTTTATAAAAGAATAAAAAATCTTTTAGGAGCCCCTCTTCGTAGTGTCGAATTGGAAGATGAAATGATGGATTCATTATTAGAATTGTCAATTCAAGATTATGCCCAACACGTTAATGATTGGTTAATTGAATCTCAATGGACATCTTTAGCGGGTCTTAACTTAGATGAACAATCACTTACAAGAGCATTTACAACAAGAAGTTTAGATTATGAAACTCAGTTTACATATGCTTATTCTAAAATAGTGGGATTACAAGCTGGTGGAGATTGGGTGTTGAAAAAAGATTACATCGAATTAGTAGCCAACCAACAAATATATGAAATTCCGGCAGGTCGTGAAATAAACGAAATTTTATGGTTCGCTAGGTCTGAATTAGATGCCGCTTACTTTGACCCATTTATGGGTGGATTTGGTGGATTTGGTGGTATCGGTCTTGGTGGTGGTGCCGGTTTTTCTCAGATGGGGACAACGGGCAATTATTTTATTACTCCAGCATTTGATATTCTTTTAAGAATGTCAGACATTCAAATGAAAAGAAGAATCATAACAGGAGATTTAACTTATAGAATTACAGCACTTCCTGAGGGTAAGAAGGCACTACATTTAATGAATGTTCCTGGAGGTAAATTTGATTTTGGAAATATTAACTACCAAAAGCATCGTGTGTGGTATTGGTATTATGATACATTTGATAGGGATGATTGTTTAGCTAAAAATCCTGATGTTGTAAGACTACCGTCTGATGTTCCAATAGATGAAATGAGGTGGGATGAATTAAACTCACCCGCACAAACATGGGTTAGAAGATGGTTTACCGCATATTGTAAAGAAACTTTGGCTAAAGTAAGAGGTAAGTATAGTGGAAGTTTGAAAACTCCTGATTCTGAATTGACGTTAGAATGGCAAAGTTTGAACACTGAAGCAAAAGACGAAAAAGCAACACTGTGGGAAGAATTGAAAACTAGACTTGAAAGATTAAGACCTGAAAAACAATTAGAAGTAAAGGCGGCTCAAGCTGAAAATATAAATAAAGCTTTAAAATTCAGACCATTTACAAGTCCTTATAATATTATATAATTTTTTTATGGCAGTATTTAGGTCAGTTTCATCTACCAGAATAATTAATGGTAATAAAATAGAAACATCAGAATCGGCAGTTGTTTCAAATACAACTTACGAAACAAATGGTGAATATGTTATTGTTGTAACAGGTGTTGAAAATTGCGAACTTTTTTTAAATTCATCAAACACAGACCACGTAGTTGTTAAAGCTATGACAAATGTTTTAGTTAAGACGGACGCATTAATTGATGAACAGTTTGAAGAAGTTGAAATGGAAAAAGGAGCTTGTGTAGAATTCAAAAAAGTTAATAGGTTTTGGTATATTCTTTCTTCTGATGGACTTAAAAACTCTTAGTCAAAACTAAGAGCCATTAAATCACCTTCAGCATCAAACTCATAGTATTCATCTTGGTCTACTTTGTCGTTTTTACTAACAAACTCATCCATCATTTTTCTATTTTTTGAAACCCATTGTGTATCAACTAAATCTAACGTGTTTTCAATATACATATAATACGGGTCAATCCCAACACTTTTCCAAAAAGTTAATTCCATATCGGATAGAGTCAAAACCTCCTCTAAAGTATCTTGATGAGCCTCTTTCATTGGGTAACCCCTTACAAGTTCTGTTTGTGTTTTTGTAAATATGGGTCTATCTTTAGGGTCCTCAATTAAAATGTCTTCTCTGATTTCAGGGTTATACACAACAAGTAATGGTTCAATTCTTTTATTGAATGCTGCCATATATCTTGCAACATTATAATCTCCTAATAAATCAGGATTTTTTTCAATGTCCTCTTCATTAATTAAATAACAATTTAAAACAAGTTCATCTTTTTTCTTTTGAACATCACCGTGTGATTTTTTTTCACCATTATTAACATAATAGATAGTGTCACCAAGACCAGGACTTTTATTTTCTTTAATCAAAAGTTCCATATGAGCTTGTCTTGACATCATATTACCGGCCCTTGTAGTTTTTGTTATGTGAACTTTATAATCATCAATAGATTGTTTAACTCGAGCCTTGTTTGCAATTTTTGCTAAAGGAATTTGTTTGTTATACAACTTATCAACATACTCATAGTAGAAATCTAAAAACTCACCACCTTTACCATCTAATAACAATCGAAGTCCTTTATCCAAAAATTCAGCAACATATGTTTGAAGTTTTTTAGATTTAATTGTATTTCCTGTAAGTTTTACTTTTCCTTTATCAGTAAGAAGTGCGTAGTTTTTTCGAGCCACATTAATCGTTGAAGACCAAACCCCATCAATGTCTAATCCCATTTCACCTCGTAAGAATAAATCATTGTATTCTGCAACATCAGCTTCAGCGCCAACATATTCTTTATTTTCTTTAACCAATCCGTTAAGACCTTTACCGATGTATTTGTATTCATCACGGTCTGATGGAGTTTCAAAGTTAACACCATCCGTATCCATTACAAGGGGAACATATCCTCTTTGCATAAAAAACATAATCATCTGACGAAGATATTGTCTTCCTGTACAAGTAATCTGTTCACCCATATCAATGTCACCCCACGGAAATACTTGAGGTGCTGATAATGAACCAAAGAATGCGTTGATAAAGATTTTAATTGGTAATTGTTTTCTGTCGTATGAAATTGCTAACTTTGGGTCTATTGTTTTATATTCACTCGCCAAGTTCTTATATTTAATACGAGTATCACGAAAATACTTTAACATACTTTTCATCGCACCTGTAACATCACAAGCAGGAAACACGTCGTGAACCAACTGAATAGATGGGTATAGTGAAGAGTAGTCAAGTTTTAATACATTTTTAGAGAACCCAACTTGAACCAAACGAGAAAGACCACCTGTAAACTTTCTTTTTTCTAACTTTTTTGGAAGTGCCAAATTATGTTTGTATGACCAAGAGGCCATAATCATTTTCCATAATGTTGCGGTCCCCATAGTTGAAAGTCTTTCATATGTTGTTGGTACAAGTTTGGACAACAAAAAGTTTGCTTGATTAAACTGCTCATCAACAATCATTGTTTCATAAAGGTCATCATCCAAGTAGTCTTCAATAATCTTTGAACCTGTAACTAATTTATAAACATCATCACGTCTACCGCATATTTCATCAATTTTAGAATCTAAACCAACTTTTTTGTATGCTCCATTTTCTTTATTCATCCAAAACTCTTCGTTTTCGAAATATATTTTACCAATCTTATCACCTTCCACATAAACACGATTTGGTTTTTCTGCTTCAATAAACTTTGTAATATACTTCAAAGACCAACTCTTAATGTCTGAGTTAATTGCTTGTGCTCTACGAACAGCATGTGCTATATCCACAATGTTATATCCCCACATCTGAGTTTGAACATATGGTTCCATTTCGTTTGCTAACTTCAAGATACCATCTTTTTGTTTTAAACTATAATCGGGATGTAAGGTTTTACATATTTTTTTGATATTAACTTTTAAAATTTCTGCACGTTTTAAAATAAATGGGAAGTCAAAGAATGCCGAGTTGTAACCACCAACTAAAGATGGTTTTAAATCGTCTATTGTTTTAAAAAAATCAATAATCATTTGTCTTTCTGCATCTTCATTTTGTGCCGATAATAGTTTTATAAAACCACGATTATCTTTCATTCCAATCAAGAATATCTTACTTGTTTTGGGGTCAAGACCTGTGGTCTCAATATCGAATACAAATCTGTGAATTTCATCGTATTCTTCAAATCCTTTAAAAAGTCTTTTGTTTTTTTGAACCAAGTATTGTTCAACGGGTGAAAGTATTTGTATGGAGTCAGTATTATCTCTACCCCACGGGTCTAAACCTCCACCTTTAAAAAAGTTTACAAGGTTCGAATATGTTTTTGTTGTTTTAACAATATACTTGAGTCCGTTTTCTAAACGTTCATCTCCGTGAGTGTCTAATTTTTCAATGATAATACCATTTTCACTCATTGCACGTTTTTGTGCATGTTTATCACTTTTATAAAAGTTTTTACCTTTCAAATCACCAACCCAAGCAAATGGAATGAATGTGTCAGGACGTAACAATTTACCCTTTACAGGGTCCTGAATTATTTTATAAATTTTTGATGTTTTGTAATCGTATTCTAAAGATACTATATATTTTTCTTCGTCTTCGCCTAATAAAAAGCGTTCAATTTCTTCTTGTGGGACCATAATGTTTATATTTAAGTTTGGTGTATTAGCTGTTACATAGGTGTAACATTTACCTTAGTCTTAAATATAAGTGTAAAATCTACTCTTGTCAAATAATATTGATGTAAAGATTTTCTCTAATTGGTGTGATTAATTCTCCATTTTCCAATACAATTGAAAATTCACCTATGAACCTACCTTTAATTTTTGTATCATTTGCATTCCACTTGTAGTATAGATAATATTCCCAAGGGGTGTCAGGATTATTTTTAAATTTTTCTACAATGTATGCTTGATTCATAAATATTTTTTGAATTCCGTTGCCTTCATTTTTCATAGAAAACCTAATAATCGCATTGTCTAATATTTCTATAATATTTTTATATGAGTCACTTTTCCCATCAATGACAGGTTCCATTTTTAAAATGGGTAGTGTTGAGTTTTGATTTATAAAAAATTCCATTTTCTATTTAAAAATATTTTTTATGGACAAGTGGTTAAAACCGTTGTCACAATTCCATTAGATAAACTAATTAACACATAACTTCCTGAGTTTTGTACAATATACCATCCACTAAATGTGTAGTAATTACAAGTGGTTGCGTTTCCATAAAATACTGTGCCAACTTGTACTAATGGTGTGTCTATGTAGTTTGGGGAAAAACCACCAGTCGGGGAGCATGTTGATGCCTGTAAACAAGCAAGACCATTACATGCTGCAGAGTAATCGTTGGTTATAGATACGAAGCTAACACCGAATATTATATTAGAAGATAAGTATGGGTGAGTTGTTAAACAAGGTACTGGTGTTGGTGGTGGAGGACATAAATTACAATCACCACCTTGACCATAAACTTGACCGTTCCATGTTATAGTTGAAGGACTCGCGGTTGGTCCTCCGACAATATAACATTCCCCATTTGTTGCCCCAACAACGTAGTAGTTATCCAAATTCTGATATTGCGAAGGAATTGATATTACTTCTGCTGCAAATTCACCACCACAAGGAAACGCCATCGCCGTAATATATGCGGGTGTAGGGCTCGGTGTTGGTGTAGGTGTTGGTGTAGGTGTCGGAGTAGGTGTTGGTGTAGGGCTCGGTGTTGGTGTAGGTGTAGGTAAAGGTAAAGATAAACAATTCGGACACCAATAATCAAATAAATTAAATTGGTCTTTTAATATTCTAAAATTATGTTGGACTTGAGGGCTAGAAAAAGGTTCTGTATACATTCTAAATTGTGAAATACCACCCATAAAAGAGCCTCCAAAATTTTGTTCAACAAGTATATCGGTGGTCAATGAATTATAAGTTGACGCTGATAATATTTCGTTTGGAAACGCTTCGGGGTCTTGTTGGTAAGGTCCATTTAAAGGAATACTATTTCCACTAAAAGTTAAAGTATTAGCACTTGAAGAAATGTTAAAAGTTGGAGTAGTACCGGGTTGTGTACTTATAGTTCCAGATTGATTAGTCAGACCTGTTAAACTTACTGACGAACCATTACACGAAATATATGATAAAGTTGTAACTCCACTACCAACTGACCATCCCCAATCAGCGCATTCTTTGAAAATTAAATTATCGTGAAGACCCTGACTACCTCCACCCCAAGAAATGTTAAAAGGAACACCTATTTGTTTTTCTTTTTCACAGTTTAATTCACGAGGTATTATTTCTTCAAAATTTTCAATTACCGTAAATAAGTAACCATTTATATATAATTTTAATCTACCGAGTCTATACCAAGTATCATCAAACCATTTACGGTCAAAAATAATTCTATAAACTTTATTTTCTTTTGTATCTCCCGAATGAGTTTCAGGTGGCATTATTAAATTATATGAAGTTCCATTTAATATTGATTGATAAGTAACTTCTCTAATATCACCAAGACCTCCAAGATTCAATAAGTCGCATTCTTCTATTGTTGTATACCTTTCAAATACAGCAGTAACCATAACCCATCTATCTTCAGTGATTGTTCCACATACATAATCACATATATCATAAATTGGTGGTGTGCAAACTTCAGTTATCGTATAACCTGTTTGAAAAGTCACCCCTGTAGTTTCACATACTCCTGTGGTAACACAGTCTCCTGTGATTTTTATGTATTTTACACATAAACTTGGATTTAAAGGGCAACCGCTAAATCTCATAGAAAGTGCGTTTGATAATACATCAAATTTTGGGTCCAACGGAGGATTCGGTATTTCTTCGGTACAAGCTCCACCGCAATTACAACCAATATTATGGTAGGCAGTTGTAGAACTCATAGGGTATAAATTTACACAGTTAGCGTTTGTATATCCGGTTTCGTAACAAGTACAACTACTTAAACTTGTAAATCCTGATGTTACACGAGTATATCCTGAATCTGATTCTGGACTTCCACCGGCATAATGATAATATTTGTTTTCTGCTCTTGTACCAAAGTAGAAAAAAGTACCGGCATTATTTGGATATTTAGTGTTTAAATATTCTTGAGTTGAAGTGTCAATAGAATAAAGGTCGATGTTTCTTGGTTTAATCAAAGTTTCCATTGTCCACCCTTTATTTAGTCTTTCTGGAAAAACTTCATAGTCATAACCGAATAATTTGTAAAAACCTTGATAAAATCCTCCATATAGTTGTTGGTGATATCCCGCAACCAAATCTACTACGGAAACTATATTATACATAGATTGTTTTGGTCTACCATTAAATACAATATTTGGTGAGTTAGTGTAACCTGTGACCATATGCATTTTCATTCTTCTATCGTAGTAGTATGGGTTAAATTTAAAGTCGTTTCTTATACCCATTGTATAATTCAATGTTTGACCAGTTAAAAGGGTAAATAGTCCGTTGTCAGTTGCTGTCAAACCAACATCACAAGTACCTGTGAAAGCAGAAATACAATCCAAATCTACATTATTTGGGTTGTAATAATTTTTGGAAACTAATGTTGCACTACTATAAAAATTATTAAATAACATAGATACTTGAGGACAGGTGTCGGGATTAGATAAATCATATATAATCGGTAACCTATTGCCGTCATTAATTGCTATCAAATCATCTGAAAAAACTACCTCCTCGTCGTAGTCTTTTTCATCCCCAACGAGAGTAAAATCAAAATAATTCCCAAAATTTAATTTTTGCGAATATTTTGGCGTAAAATATGAATTAATACTTTGACTTGGCATTTTTATTTATAAATACTTTAAACGAAGATATTTATATAAAAAGTATTAAATGAAGACCTATAAATATTCTACAAAAGAAAGAGCTGAAAGGGTTGCAAAAACAATTAATTGTACCGGCTCACACCAACATACTGAAAAAGGTAAGAAAATTTACATGCCGTGTAAGAGCCATGAAATATTTTTGAAAAAGACAAAAAACACCGAAGGTGAAGTGACCGAACTTGTAGATTATGATGGAACGTGGGAAACTTCTTCAGTTCCAATATTAAATCCTGCAACTACTGGAACTAAAAATAATCCAACAATTACCGATAAAATTGTCTTTATGAGTAAAAACCCAAGAGACCCATTATTAAGAGGTTGGTATGGATACTATGGTGAAGGTCACGTTAAAGAAATTGATATGTCTAAAGCGTTTGGGTTTGAGGATACTAAATTTATGGATGCAGAAGAAACAGAAAAGTTTTATAAAAAAGAACTTAAGTTGAAACCTCAAAATGCAAAAATAAGAACACTAGACCAAGGTAAAAAGAAAGGTTTGGACAAAAAAACTCCACCTAGTATTAAAAAGAAAAAAGGATTTATTGATAGGGAAATATTAAAAGAACTTGAAACCGATGAATTATATGAAGATATGTTGTTCAACAAAGACAAAAAAACGGATGATGGTGTTATTGGGGATTTAATTAAAAAAAATGTTAGAGCGTTAAAAAAAATGGCGAGTGATAATAATGTATCCATTCAAGAATTAATTTATATGTTAAAAGATGAATAGTTCATTATACGATAGAAAAGCCGTTATACCCGACACATTATTGAAACATTTAGAACAATGTTTTAGTTCTTCTAATGGTAATGAAAACACTGAAGGGTATAAAAGAAATAAAGAATTAAGAGATTCAAAAGTTGCAACATACCAACAAATAAAAAGAATTAAAAGTTGGTTTGATAACTTTAATGGAAATAAAGAAGATGCACCATTCATTTTAAACGGGGGTGATAGAATGAAAAATTGGTGTGATGAGGTTTTAAATACTTGGAGAAATAATGTTGAGGGTGGAAAAAAAATAAAAAGTGATACAGGAATGCAAAATCAATTTTTAGATACTCACGAAAAAAATGGAGTTAATATTTCACCTAACAAAAGACACGAAAAAGGAATAAACAAATTTGACACCTCAATAAAAGAAGAAGTTGAAAAAATAAACTATTTAATTAAAAAAATATTATAATGGCAGTTCAATCAGATAAATTAGATTTTTCGCAACCAGACAATACATTGTCTAAAATTGCAGAAGAACAAAGAAAAAAGATGTTTGCAAGAAACGACTTTAAAGAAGTTAACCCGTATTCATCTGTAAATCCTGCAGCGTTGGCTGATGGTGATGGTAAAGGAAGAGGTACTGGTGGTGATTTAGATATATATAATCAAAACGCAGGAACAATTACCGACAGATTTGAAAGAAAAGATGATTTAAAAGTTAATAAATTTTCACCACAAAATCCTTACTACACAGTAACATGAAACTAGTCAATAATCTTAGTCAATTGATTACAGAGATTGCGGCAATTTCTGATATGACGGATTCTATTAAAAAAAGAAACGTAGTATCAATTTATTACGACGGTAAAGACAATGGAGGTAAGGGATATAGAGTTATAGAACCCGTTTGTCTTGGGTTTTCAAAAAGAGACAATATGGTATTAAGAGCGTGGGAAAGAGAAGGTTCATCCTATAGTGCGAAAAACGATGGTAATTTCTTACCAGGATGGAGGTTATTTAGAGTTGATAAAATCTTTACATATAAACCAACCTTTGATAAGTTTGATACAGTAAGACCTAACTACAACCCAACAGGGGATAAATCAATGATTAGAGTTTTAGTTAACGCTAAATTTGATAACGAATAAAAAAAATTAAAATATTATGTCAGCAGCTGAAGATTTAATGCAAAGATTGGCAGTATCCAAAAAAATTATGGATAGACAAAGCTCAATCAAAAGAGGTGATTTACCACAACATATTAATACAACACCGATGCTTGAAAGTTTTGAAACACCTCAAGCAACTTATAATTTACCACAAGAGTTTTTGTCTGAACAACCACAATCACAACCAAGGTCAAATTTTGACCCAACTAAACCAATTGAACAAACAAAAATTTTGAATTCAAAACTACCCGATGAAATTAAAAAATTAATGATTGAACAACCAATTGTTCAACCAAACTCAATGGGCAGTACCACAATTTCAAATGATATCATAGAAGGTGCCCAAAGACTTATGAAAATGGATAAACCAAATATGGTACAAGATAATGTAACATCACAACCTAAAACACAACAAAAACAACAACAACAAACAACAAATACTTCATTCAATATGAATGAAATGAAAACAATGATTAGAGATGTTATTAGAGATACGGTTAGAGATGTTATTAGAGAAGAATTACAAGAGGCGGGTATTTTAAGTGAGTCAACTGAAAACGCAAATGAAGTAATACAATTTAAAGTTGGTAAACATATTTTTATGGGTAGAGTTACCAAAATTCAAAAACTTAAATAATTTAAAAAGATTAATAATTAAATCCACCTCAAAAGGGTGGATTTTTTATTGTAATAATTTACCATTTGATAGAACAGGACTATTTATGATTATTAAAGTGAAATAAAACATTCAAGAAAACAAAAGCATGGGAAATAAAATAAATTTAGACGAAAAAAAAGTTTTACAAGAATATATTAGTGGAAAAAGCTCATTGGTGTTGTCATCAGAGTTTGGGGTTTCTAAACCAACAATTTTAAAAATATTAAAAAAACACAATGTAACAAGAAAACGAGATAGGTGTAATAGTTTAAATATTATTAAAAAAGATGAGTTTTATATTGTTGAAAGAGTTTGTCCTAGTTGTAAGAAAACTATTTTAACTAAGTCAAAAAATAAAACAATCGCATGTAGAAATCATTTCAATAAAATTGAAAAAAATATAGAATGTAAAAAATGTTCACTTGAATCCCAAATCGGAACAGGTAACCCGTTTTATGGAAAGAAACACACAAAAAAAACAAAAAAAGAAATTTCTAAAAGTAGAAAGGGTAAGGGAATGGGGAAAAACAATTCTATGGCAAAATTAGAAAACAGAGAAAAATTAAAAGAAATATTACTAAAAAGAATAGAAATTAATCCTATAAATTTTAATAGTAGGTCAAAAAGTGAAATAGAAATATTTGAAAAAATAAAAAAACAATTTACTAATACAAAACATAGTAAAGTTTTAAGGCCATATATTTGTGATATTTTTATTCCTGAATTAAATTTAATTATAGAATATAATGGCGACTATTGGCATTGTAACCCTAATAAGTATAATTTTGATTATTATCATGAATTAAAAAAAATGTCCGCAGAAGAAATATGGAATTATGACAAAAAGAAAATTGATTTAATAAAAAGTAATGGTTATAATTTAGAAGTGATTTGGGAAACGGAATACAACAAAAACCCAAAATTAATAAATAAAATTATAAAAAAATATGTCAAAAAAAATTAAGGTTTTAGTCACCCCTAGCGACCGGACCGGAGTTGGAAAATTCCGTTCAGTAGACCCCCACGTTTGTCTTCAAAATAATCACTCAGATGAGTTTCACGTAGATATTGACTACGACCCCAAAATCAATGACTATAACTATTGGAAACAATATGACATTGTACATTTTCATAGGTCTATAGGTCAAGATTTTGATATGGCGGTTGATTTAATTCAAAAATTAAACTCTATTGGTATTATTACAATAATGGATTTAGATGATTATTGGTTACCAACAAAAGAACATCCTATCCATCAGTTAATTGTGCAAAATAAATTAAACCAAAAGATAGTTGCAAATTTAAAAGTTGCATCACATATAACAACAACTACATCTTTATTTGCTTCAGAAATTTCTAAAATAAATAAAAATGTTCACGTTTTACCAAATGCGATTAACCCAAAAGAACCTCAGTTTAATTACGAAACAAAACCATCAGAAAAACTTCGTTTTGGTTGGTTAGGGGGTTCTTCACACTTACACGATTTAAAGTTATTAGATGGTGTTGTAAATAAACTTAAAGACTCAAAAGATAAATATTCTTTACATTTATGTGGTTTTGATACTAGAGGAACTGTAACTGAAATTAACAAACAAACAGGAGAACAAAAACAAAGACCAATTAAACCTGAAGAAACTGTTTGGGCTCGTTATGAAGAAATTTTTACAGATAACTACAAAATGGTTTCACCACAACATTTAGAGTATTTAAAAAAGTTTGAAGACGTTGAGTACACCTTAGAACAAGAACCATTTTACAATCGTGTTTGGACCAAACCTGTAACATCTTACGCATCAAATTATAGACTTTTTGATGTATCTTTATCCCCTATTAAAAATCATATTTTTAACAGAGTAAAATCACAATTAAAAGTAATTGAAGCTGGATTCTATAAAAAAGCGATTATTGCATCAAATATAGGTCCTTATACAATTGATTTAAAACATTCATTAAAAAATGGTCAATTTACAGATGGAAATGCACTTTTAGTAGATGAATCAAGAAATCATAGTGATTGGGCAAAATATATGAAAAAGTTAATTGATAACCCTAACTTCGCATATGACTTAGGTCAAAAATTGTATGAAACTGTTAAAGACACGTACGACCTTAATATTGTCACAAAAAATAGAGCAGACCTATATAAATCCCTAATTAAATAAAATATGAACACATTAACACAACAATTAACACCACAAGAAGTATACGATAACTATATCAATCATCCGTCAACAAACGAAAATTTTATGTTGTTTTATATTATCACTGATGACTCATCATATAAGTTTAAATCACATCAATTTAATTCAAAAGACGAAACCTATTGTATTTCACTTTTAGAGTCAATTATGGATTTAGAAGGGTTTGCTGGATTTCCTTTTGGTGGTAAAATAACATCAAATAATTAAATAAAAATGATTAATATTCCTATAACAAAAATTTTATTTTTAGATATCGAAACTGTAGGTATCTGTAAAGACTGGTCTACTTGTCAAAAAACAAACCCAACTATTGCGGAACAATTTGTTAAATACTTTGATTGGTTTTTAAAAAGATTCCCTGAAGATGATGTTGAAACAAACGGGTTAGAAGATGAAATGCAAAAAATGAATGATGTCTATTCATTACGTACCGCGTTAGTGCCTGAGTTTGCAAAAATTGTTTGTGTGTCAATGGCATTTGTTTTAGAAAATGGTGAGGTTAAAAAACAAACATTTAAAAACGATGATGAAGAAAAACTTCTTTTGGAAGTGAGAAATCTTTTGGACCGTTGTCATAAATTGGATTTTTATCTTTGTGGTCACAACCTTAAAAACTTTGACATACCGATGTTAGCTAAACGTATGATTGTAAATGGTATTATGCCATCTAAAATACTACCGTCTTACGATACTAAACCTTGGGAAGTTAAAGCCATTGACACTAAAGAAATATGGCAATACGGAGCGTACACCTCAATTGGTTCTTTAGATTTAATGTGCTCTTGTTTAGATATACCAACACCTAAAGATGGCGAAATCAATGGAGGAATGGTTCATTCGGCTTATTGGGAGTCTAACAGATTAGATGAAATTGCAAAATATTGTGAAAAAGATGTTGATGTATTAATTTCAACAATAAAAAAATTAAAATCATTAAAATAATGTTTGATAAAATAAAAGATATTAAAAGTAGCGTGAAGGCACTTAAAGACCTTCAAACACAGTTTGGTGATGTGGATATGTCAAACCCTGAAGCGATGTTAAAGTCTATGGGTGTTGATATGAATGACTTAAACCAACATTTTGAAAGTCAATTTACAAGTTCAGTTGAATTAAAATTTATTAATGAAAGTGAAAATGTTAATCCTGAATATGCTTACAAAAGTGATTCAGGTTTTGATTTAAGAGCGTCGGAAGATGTTTGGGTTTTTCCAAACTCAAGGTCATTAGTACCAACCGGTCTAAAATTCAATATTCCTGACGGATATGAAATCCAAGTTAGGTCAAAAAGTGGTTTGGCATTAAACCAAGGACTATTCGTTTTAAATTCACCAGGAACCGTTGATAGTGGTTATTTAGGTGAAGTTAAAGTTATTATTTTTAATACAACAACAGAAAAAGTAAAAATAGTAAAAGGTCAGAAAATCGCACAAGCCGTTCTTTGTCCTGTGGTAAATGGTAAATGGGTTTCTTTAATTCAAACAAAAAGTATGGATGACAAAGACAGAAACGATAATGGATTTGGAAGTACTGGTCTATGAAAGATAAAAAAAAACTGTGTGAAGAAATATATAAAACTAAAATCGAATTAGTGATGTCAAAAAAAAATGATGGGTGGTGGAATATTCACATGAAAGAAAAACTAAACCTTTTAGTAGAAGAATTGAAAAAATTAAATTTAGAATGTTAACAGTAGGATTTTCAACAAGAAAAGTGGACGACAATTTTGTGTCCATGTTAAAAAAAACATCAGGAGTTTCTAAAATTGAAATATTACCTGTTGAAAACAATGGTGAATTTTCACTAAGTCAGGTTTACAACAAATTGATAGAGAAATCTGAAAATGACATTATTGTTCTATGTCACGATGATATATATTTTGATAGCAAAAATTGGGGTTCCAAAATATTAAATTATTTTAAAAGAAATTCTGATTATGGCATTCTTGGTGTTGCAGGGTCAACTTCACTTCCATCATCAGGCAAATGGTGGGAAGACTTTTCAAAATTAAAAGGAATTGTCAATCACGAACACGATGGAAAAAAATGGGAATCTAAATATTCTACAAGTCTTGGAAATCAATTAGACAACGTTTTACTTGTTGATGGTCTTTTTCTTGCAATAAATAAAAAAAATATCAAAAAGAATTTCAACGAAGACGTAAAAGGATTTCATTTTTATGATGTGGACTTTTCATTTAGAAACCATTTGGAAGGAGTTAAAATTGGTGTTATGTATGATGTAAGAATTACACATAAATCAATCGGGATGACAAATGAACAATGGGAAAAAAATAGAGAAGAATTTGCAGAAAAATTTAAAGATGTTTTACCATTAAAAATTAAAAGAAATTTAACTTTAGAATCACCATTGAAAGTTATGTTGTCATGTTTGTTTTTCAAAACTTTTACAGGTTCAGAAATGTATGTTTATGAATTGGCAAGAGGGTTAAAAAAATTAAATTGTGATGTTACGGTTGTGTCTGATATTAATGGACCTCTATCACAATTGGCAAAACAACAAGGAATTAAAGTTTTACCTTTTCAACAATCGCCCGGATATAAGTTGGGTGATGGTAAATGGGGGTTTAACACACCAGAAGGGTTTAAACCAACACAACCAAATGTAATGTATAAAATATCTGATGTTAATTTTGATATTATACATACTCAACATACACCTGTATCAAATCAAATTTGTCAGATGTATCCAAATATTAATAAAATATCAACAATACATTCAGAAGTTATTGAGTTAGAAAATCCGATATTACACGAATCAATTAAAAAATATGTTTGCATAAGACCTGAAATTCAAGAACATATTATAGAAAAATTTAATATTGATACAAGTAATACTGAAGTTGTTTATAATCCAATTGATTCAAAAAGATTTAATACCAATAATACAAAAGATGAAAACTACATTTTATTTGTTGGAACAATTGATTACTTAAGAGAAAACGCAATTAGAGATTTGGTTTCATATTCTAAAGAAGTGGGAAAAGAATTATGGTTGGTGGGAGAAAATAAATCAAACTACCTTGATGACTTGTTAACTAATCAACACGTAAAACATTCCAATGCAACAAGTAGAGTTGAAACGTTTGTTAAAAACTGTTCAGAAACTGCAGGAATACTTCTTGGAAGAACAACCATTGAAGGTTGGATGTGTGGAAAACCTGGATGGATTTACAATGTTGAAAGTAGTGGATATATTGTAGATAAAAAATTACACGAACCTCCAAGTGATATTGAAAAATTTGATTCATTGGAAGTAAGTAAAAAAATAAAAGAATTATATATTAAAATTTTAAATTAAATGAGTTTAGTTATTTTAACAACAACATATAACTGTCAAGATTATATTGAAAAATGTTTGGCAACCATAATGACACAAACACATAAAGATTTTAGATGTTTTATTACCGATGACATGTCGACTGACCAAACCGTTAATAAAATAAAAAATTTTATAAAAGAGGATAATAGATTCATTTTAATTGAAAACAAAAACAAAATGTACCAGCCGGGTAATTATGACCAAGTAATAAGAGGAAACTATGGGGTAGAAGATGATGATATTTGTATTGAGGTAGATGGTGATGATTGGTTACCCGATAGCAAAGTTTTTGAAAGAATAGTGAATCATTATAATAGTGGTGACATTTGGCTGGCAAATGGTTCTTTTAAATACCACGATGGTAGAATGGGATTTGCTCAACCATATACAAGTTTTGATAATATTAGAAATGAGACGTTTACGTTAACACACCTTAGGACTTGGAAAGTTTTTTTATGGAGAAAAATAAATCAAGATGATTTGAAAAATCATGATGGGGAGTATTGGAGCGTTGCTGGGGATTTATCATTCATGTACCCGATGGCCGAAATGAGTGGTATTGAGCATTATAAATTTATGTCTGAAATTAATTACATTTATAATGAAAGTAACCCAATTAATGACCACAAAGTTAATATGGAAAAAATTTTAAAAATTGTTAATATCATAAGAAATAAAAAACCATATACTAAGTTATGATATATTGTAATTTGAAAGGGGGTTTAGGAAATATGTTTTTTCAAATTGCAGCTACTAAATCCTTATCAATCGATAATAACACCAATTGCTCATTTCCAAACTTACATCATCATTTATCTTATTTAGATTTAGAAAATACTCACAACCCAAAATTAAATCATAGTAATGAGTATATAAAAATTTTTAAAAATTTAAAAACAGATAACGTAACAAACCCACAACCGCAAATAATTAAATATCCCTTTGAGTTTATTGAAACCGACCCAATCACACAAGATGTTTTCATAGATGGGTTTTTTCAGAGTGAAAAGTATTTTAAACACAATCGTACACATATAATAGATTTTATTGATTTTAGTTTTATTGATAAAGAATACCTTTTTGAAAAATACCCAATAATTTTTCAAAAAAATTGTACATCACTTCATATTAGGAGGGGAGATTATTTAAATTTCCCAAACCATCACCCCACACAGAGCTTAGAATATTACCTTTGTGCGGTTGAAAAATTAAAAAATATTACTGATATGTTTGTAACATTTAGTGACGACATAGAATGGTGTAAGAAAAATTTAAATCTACCCAACTCACTTTACATTGAAAATGAAAAGGATTATATTGAAATGTATTTAATGAGTTTGTGTAGGAATAATATTATTTCTAACTCTTCATTTTCTTGGTGGGGAGCATGGTTAAATAATAACCCTTTTAAAAAAGTCATTGGACCTTTAAAATGGTTTGGAGAATCAATACATCATAACACAGGGGATATATTACCCGAAAATTGGATTAGGTTTTAAAAAATGGAAAAAATTTATTCAAAAATTGAAAAAGGAAAACTATTACATGTTATTAATAGATTATCTGAAATACAAGGAAGAACTGAAATTGTCCCAGAAGATAATTTTATTCAGTGTGCCACATTAAGAATGGAAAGGAGAAAAACTTTCCCGCCACACAAACACATAACCAAAGATAGACACCACCCAAAACAAATTGCACAAGAATCTTGGGTGGTTATAAAAGGTCGTGTTAAATGTATATTATACGACATTGATGATACAATAATATCAACGCCAATTTTAGGTGCTGGTGATGCCAGCTTCACACTATATGGTGGGCACACATACGAGATTTTAGAAGATGATACGATTGTTTATGAGTATAAAACAGGACCTTATGAAGGTCAATCCTTAGATAAAACCTTCATTAAGAATGACTAATTTTTATCGTATAGCACCTATCAATCATGGATGGGGATTTGGGTATGGATTTTTTTCAAACTATAGAATTTGTTTGGAGCAATTAATCCATCATCACGAAACTGGAGGTAATGGTATACCATATATCGATTGGGGTCAAACAACTTGGGTTGAGGGATTTAATCCGTTTGAATCAACAACATTAGTCCCTAATGGCAATCCTTTTGATTTTTGGTTTGACCAAAAGATACCGAGTCCCGAAGATTCGGTTAACTTTTGTACCAACAAACCTAGACCAGATTTAATTGACCATAGTAAACATTACTTTGATGAGCCATCGGAATTAAACCGACAACAAACAATTGATAAATTATATATTAAACCTAAACAATATATTTTAGATAAAATTGACAAAATATATGAACAAGAATTAAAAGGTCATGTGGTATTAGGTGTTATGGCCAGAGGTACTGAATATAACCTACATCACCCAATGTACGGGGTGTTTGATGTAAATGATTACATTAAAGAAATCAGTAAGATACTGGATGAAAACCCAAAAATAACAAAACTTTTAATTGTCAGTGAAGACATGGAATATATTAATGAACTACATAAAAAATTTCCGTCATCTTATTTTATGCCTAACGTTTTTAGAAGAACAGATGAATCGATGGAGTATATTAACCAAGTTCATTGTTGGCCAAATGTTAGTACAAAAAGACCCGACCATTGTAAGTTATTAGGTGAAGAAACAATAATACAAGCTAAATTATTAGGTAAATGTGATTATTTGTTTGGTCGACTATCAGGTGTTTTAGCGGGTGCTGTGATTTGGAATGAAAATATAAAACAAGTATTCAAAATTTAATTATGACAAGAACAGAAATTATCCAATTTTTAATAAATAAAACGAATGGAAAAAAATATCTAGAAATAGGTATGGGGCCAGGAATTAATTTTAATAACATTCAATGTGAATATAAAATTTGTGTTGACCCAACACCTACTGTTCCTGTGACATTTAGATTAACTTCGGATGACTTTTTTGACCAAAACAATGAAACTTTTGATATTATTTTTATTGATGGTTTACATTGGTCCGAGCAAGTTTATAAAGATATTAATAATTCGTTACGTGTTTTAAACGATGGTGGATTTATTATTTGCCACGACATGAACCCACATTCAGAGTTTATTCAAAGATATCCCCAACCAAAGTTGGAATCTGAATGGACTGGTGATTGTTGGAAAGCTTGGGTCAAACTAAAAACAGAACGTGATGATTTGTATATGGTGGTAGTTGATACAGATTACGGATGTGGGATTATCAAAAAAGGTAAACAAAAAATCATAACAATTGATTCAGAATTAACGTGGGAAATGTTAGAAAATGATAGAATTAGATTATTAAATTTGATTTCTGTTGAAGATTTTAAAAAAACGATATGATTAATATAATTGGTGATGACGTGTTTATTGATAACGATGTATTATCTAAACAAAATTTAACTATAAGTGGTTCACATGTTGCAATAGATAAAGGTGTATATTGCTCAACAAACGTCACAATAGGTGATTATGTACATATTAGTCCATACGTTACAATTATAGGTGGAAAAAATAGTTCTTTTACGGCAAAAGGTTTTAATAACATAATGGCAGGTGCTAGAATTATTTGTGGTTCAGATAGATTTGATGATAGTGGTTTATTTGGCGCTATGATTCCTGATGATTTAAAAGGTAGTCAAATAATCAAACCCGTTATTATGGAAAAGTTTTCTAATATTGGGACAAACGCGATTGTATTACCTGGGTCAATACTTAGACGTGGGGTACTTTTAACCGCAGGTAGCTTACTTATTGGTGATACTGAAGAATGGGGGGTTTACAAAGGTAACCCCGCCGTATTAGTAAAAAAAATAAATTCAGAAAAGATAATTGAAAACTATAAAAAATTAGGTTATGAAATATAATTTACAATTTGTAAAAATATCACCATCACACCAGTTTGCTGGCGTTGGTTTTGCTGGTAACATATTTATTACGTTAAACGCTTTAACACATATAAATTTAGATGATAAGTTACACGTTGATATGGAAACAAATGAATGTGTTTGTACGGAAATTGGCTCAACTATTCACAACACAAATAATTGTTGGGAATATTACTTTGAGCAAACAAAAATAAATGAAGGTGAGGCATTCACCAACATGAATAGTCTGATTTCTGCTAAGATAAATTATGAGGACAGAGAAATGTTTATGTATCCGCAAAACTTCATTGAATTGAAAAATAAATTTTACAATTCGTTTCAATTAAAGACTTATTTGAAAGAAATGTTAGAAGACTTTTATGTTAATAATATTGAGGGAAAGACTACTTTAGGTGTTCAAGTTAGATTAACAGACATGAAACATTATCATAATGTTTCAACTATTGACAAATACCTTGACAAAATAAATAATATTTTGGTTGAAAAACCAGAAATAAAACAGATTTTTTTAGCAACAGATGACGGTACGATAATAAAAAACATAAAAGAAAGTGTTAAAATACCCGTTATATATTATAAAGATATGTTCAGAGCAGATGAACAGAACCCTCACCTACACCCATATGATAGGTTTATTGGGAATAGAGAACAACACAAATACAAACTAGGTATTGAGTGTATTCAAGAAATATTTACATTAGCAAAATGTGATTATATGTTAAAGGCAGATGTTTCTTCAGTATCTATTATTGCTAGTATTTTAGCAGAAAACATAAAACAAGTTTATAGAGTATGATTTATATAATTGGTGATAGTCATGTTTCAGTTTTTTCGGGCACCGATAAGACACATGATGGGTTGAGGCACATTCAACCAGAATTTGGGACGTGTTACACACTGTCTTCGGGTCAATTAAGACCTTTAATTAATCGTTTTGAACAAAGAATACCGTATTTTTGTCCTATCAAAATTGGGTCAAATACTGCATATAATTCTTTTGATAAATTACCAAGAATAGAACAAGCAATATTAGAATATGGTGTTAGTGAAAAAGATTATGTTTTTACGTGTTTTGGTGAAATAGACATAAGAAACCACATTGGATTTAATGCTGATAGACAAGGTATTACTTTTGAAGAAGGTATTAAAATTTGTATTGATAGGTATATGGAAACAGTTTTATATTTAAAAAACAAAGGTATTAATGTGGGTGTTTATGGGTCACCGGCATCATCTGTTGGTAGACAAACACCGATTGACTATGGTGAAGTCGTTTTTAGAAATAATATGACGTTGATTTTTAATAGTTATCTAAATAATAAATGTATTGAAAACAATATACCTTTTGTAGATATATCAAAATCTCTAATGTTACCGGATGGGACAACGGACCCAAAATTCATTATGGATGACATACACTTATCACAAGAGGCGATGCCACTATTGATTAAGGCCTTTTCAAAATATATAGATGAACAGACAAGAAATTAATTTAATAGGTGGTGGTTTCCAACACAGCCCATCAACATCAGGTTTTGACCCATTATACATAAAATGGGTCAAAGGTGTTCAAACGGCACCAATATCAATCTATGTTGACCAAGGGTTAACGTCACCAACTAATCCAAATACAAAAAATTATGGATGGTTATCTGAATCAAAAACAATAATTAACGATTTATATGAATGGGCTAAAAATAATGTTGATTATTTAAAACAAAACTTTATTTTGGTATTCACACACGATGTAGAGTTAGCCAAATATTCTGATATTTTTGCATTAACTCAATGTAGCGGCAAATCATTTATTAATGAAGGTGAAATTTACAAAAAAACAAAAATAGTTTCAATGATTGCATCTAATAAAGTAATATGTAGTGAACACGTTTTTAGACAACAAATGATTAATAAATTTTCAAACCAATGTGACCATTATGGTAGAGGTTTTAGAGAATTATCAAACAAAGAAGATGGTTTAAGAGATTATTGTTTTTCTATCACAATGGAAAATGGGACTTATTCGAATATGTTTACTGAAAAAATTACTGATTGTTTTATGACTGGAACTATACCAGTTTATTACGGAATACCCAACATAGGTGATTTTTTCAACAAAGATGGTATTATTGTATTAAATGAAGAATTTAAAATTGAAGATTTATCTTTTGATTTATATAATTCAAAAATAAATGCAGTCATAGACAACTTTAAAAGGGCGAAAGATTTATTGGTCGCCGAAGATTATATATATTTAAAATACATTAAAAATGAAATTTAATACAATACACAGTTTAGGTAGTAGATGTCAAAATTCTGAAATTTTGAAACATTACAACTATAGAGAGTTTTCTGGATTTTTTGATTTTATGAACACATCTAAAATTGAAATTATAAACCATATAATTGCCGATGATTTTAAAGAATTATTAAAACCTGAAAATAATGTGACCGTTGAATGTAACGTATTGACAATCGACCCAGAAACCGGAGTTCGCTTACCAAACTCCTTAAGAACGGCAAATCGTTTTTATGATGAAACTGTAAGTATGGACAACGCATTATTTCCGCACCACAACTTAAATAATGAAAAAGATAAAAGTCATTTTATTAAGTGCCACCAAAGATTTAAAAAATTAGTTAATTTTAATACATTATTCAATTACACATACAATACTTGGGAAAATGCACCAACAATTCAACAACTAGAAAAAATGGTTGGGTTGTTACAAACTGTTCATAATTTCAAAAACTTTAAAGTTTGTTTTATTGCCATTAAGACTACCTATGATAAAGGTGCCACTTTGGTTAAAACAACTGAATTTTATGACATTTGGGAATTAAATATTCAACCAAATAGTTTTACAGGGGGATTGTTTTTAAATGAAATAGATAACAACAACTACATAAACATCATCAAATCTTACGATATTGAAGATGTTAGAGTTTCTAAAGAAGTTATTGACTCAATTCCAAATATATCAAATGAAGTCAAATATGATAGTTGGCCAATTGGTCGGGTACCAAAACACATGCAAAGACCGGAGTTAGACCAATTAAAAGAATTAGGGTATAATTGGGCGGACCCTAGAGATGTGATTGACATTTTTGAAACTAAAGTCGCCAATTTTGCCGGTTGCAAATATGCGGTAACGGTTGATTGTTGTTCTCACGGATTATTTTTAGCTTTAAAATATTTACAATCGATTGGTGAGCTAGAAAAAGACTCTACCCTTACCATACCAAAAATGACATACATTTCCGCACCTATGCAAATCATACAAGCAGGAAATAAAGTAGAATTCGAAGACTTGGAGTGGTCCGGTGTTTACCAACTTAAAGGTTCTAGAGTTTGGGATGGTGCGGTTAGATGGACCAAAAATATGTATGTTGGGGGTAATGCATTACAAATAGTATCATTCCAATTAAAAAAAAGAGTACCAATAGGTAAAGGTGGTATTATTTTAACCGATAGTTTAGAGTCTTATAAATGGCTCAAATTGGCCTCATATGACGGTAGAGATTTAACAACACCATATACCGATGAAAACCATATTAAAATGCTTGGGTATCACATGTATATGACACCAGAAGATGCCGCTAGAGGTATTATTTTAATGGATAACGTTCCGAACGTTAATGAAGATACCGGAAATCACACAACATATGTTGATGCAAGTAAAGTGTTTTCCAAGCTTGACTTATTAAAATAAAAGAACTAAAAATATAAAAATAAAAACAAAAAATGAAAAAAGCATTTATCACAGGAATTAATGGACAAGATGGTTCATATTTAACTGAATATCTTTTAGAATTAGGATATGAAGTGCACGGAATTATAAGAAGAAATTCAAGTGTAGAATCACAACAAAGTAGGTTTTCAGATGAGGTAAGAAACAAAGTCAATATTCACTACGGAGATTTATTAGACCAAGGCGGATTAGAAAAGTTATTAGACCAAATCCAACCAGATGAAATCTATAATCTTGCCGCTCAAAGCCATGTTAGAATTAGTTTTGATATCCCACAATTTACCGTTCAAACAAATGCGATTGGTATCTTAAACATATTAGAAGCCTACAGACGTTCATGTCCAACTGCTAAATTCTATCAAGCCAGCTCTTCTGAAATGTTTGGAAATTCGGTTGACTCCGATGGGTTCCAAAGAGAAACAACACCAATGAATCCTGTATCCCCTTATGGTTGTTCTAAAGTATTTGGATATAATATTGTTAGGAACTATAGAAACGCATACAATCTACACGCCTGTAACGGTATTCTTTTCAACCACGAATCCCCAAGACGTGGTTCTAATTTTGTTACAAATAAAGTTGTTAAAACTGCGGTAGAAATCAAATTAGGTTTAACTAACAAATTAGAATTAGGTAATATGGATTCATATAGAGATTGGGGTCACTCAAAAGATTATGTAAGGGCTATGCACATGATAGTCAACCACGAAAATCCTGATGATTTTGTTGTTTCAACAATGACTACACACTCCGTAAGAGAAATGGTTGAATATGTATTTAAAAAACTTGATTTGGACTATACAAAATATGTAACTCAAAATGAAAAGTTTTTAAGGTCAGAGGAGTTAAAATACTTAAAAGGAGACTCCACAAAAATTAGAACAGTTTTAGGATGGGAACCAGAATATAGTTTTGAATCATTAATGGATAACATGATTGATGGGTGGATGGAGAAACTATTGAACAAAAAAATATTATAATATGACAAGAAAAAAAACAACAACAGATGAACCTGTTATACCGCAGTCTTTTACAAAAAAAGACTTTATTAATTCAGTAATAAAAAGAAAACAAAAAAGTAAATTTTTATCTGATAACCAAAAAGACTACTACGACATATTAGTAAGTAGTCAAATTACAATTTGTTCAGGTCCTGCAGGTGTTGGTAAAAGTTACATAGCAATGAAAGCTGCTGTTGATTTACTTATGGACCCAACTAACACTTACGAAAAAATTATAATTGTAAGGCCGGCGGTTGAAGCAGAAGAAAAGTTAGGTAGTTTACCTGGTAATTTGGAAGAAAAATTGGACCCATATATTTTTCCATCTTATTACCTATTAAATAAAATTATTGGGAAAGATACAAGAGAAAAACTAAAAGAGGCTGAAATTATTGAAGTGTTTGCATTGGCATATATGCGAGGAATGAATATCGATAATTCTATTTTAATTTTTGAAGAAGCACAAAATGCAACCCCAAACCAAATTAAATTACTATTGACAAGGATTGGTTATAATAGTAAATTTTTTATATCGGGGGATTTAGAACAAACTGACCGATATAAAGATAAAAAACAATCAGGGTTATACGACGCACTTCAAAGGTTTCAAAATGTTAATGACATTGGTATATATGACTTTAGAAATGCTAAAAACGTTAGAAATCCACTTATTGGTAAAATTCTAGAAAGGTATGACGAAGAAAATCGGGATTGAAGTTAATGGTGTTTTAAGAAATACTTTAGGTAAAATACGCCAAACTTATGAAAAATTTATGATTGAAAATAATTCCGAAGAAAAAACATTTATGTTGGATTCATCGGGAAATACTGAATCTATTGTTGAAAATGAATCTTTTGAATATAAGTTATTAGAAAATGTGGACAGTTTAAATTTGATGTCCCATTTTGCCTTTAAATCAGAAGACGAATTATATGATTTTTTATATCAAGAGTTTGCAATGCAAATTTTTGGTCATGCTGAATCTACAGAGATGCATACTTTTCATACACTAAATGATGTTTATATTAAATATAGAAACAGTAATGACTTTTTAATATTGTCAGATGAAATAGGTAAATCAAAACCGGCAACTCTTTTCTTTTTATCAAAGTTTGGATGTCAATTAGAAAAAGTAAAATTTTATTCAGATACAACTAAAAACTCCATATGGGATGAGGTTGATATTTTAATAACCGCAAACCCAAACTTAATTGATGAACACCCATCAGATAAAGTTATAATTAAATTTAAAACTGATTATAACAAAAAAAATAAATCAAAACACGAAATCAGTTCACTTGGTGAGTTAGATGAATGTTTACAAAAATTAGGAATATGTTAGAATTTTTAGGAGAACAGTATTATATTGACGTACAAGAAATTGATAATAAAATAGCAATCCCATATACGTTAGAATCAATTGAGATTGATGGTCAAAATGAACCACATATAAGTGTTGCAAAGTGGGAAGTATATAAAAATTTAATAGATGTTATATTATCAGAAAGAGAAGAACTTGATGAAAATTTGGGTATTCACAGTGCTAAAAATTTATCAATCCCTTTTAAGTTTGCATTTAATACACTATTAATAAACAACATAATAAAAAAGTTATAAAAAATGGAATTAGACAAAATCAAAAAAATCGAAACCTCGGTTGAAAAACTTGGGGACAAATCTGCTAGAATTTATTTTTTAGTACAGGATACTAAAGGAAATCCTAAAGCGGGTATTGCTTACATTTATCAAATGGCAATGTCATTAAGAAATAAAGGATTTAATGTGAAAATGATTCACGAAACAAAAGACTACCAAGGAGTTGAAGAATGGTTAGGAAAAGAGTATATGGAAATTGAACATTTACCTATTGAAGGTCAGAACCTTCCAATTTCACCTGAAGACTTTGTTGTTATTCCTGAGCTATACGCTCACGTTATGGAACAATTAAAGAACTATCCTTGTGGTAAATTAGTATTATGTCAAGCTTATGATTATATGTTGGAAACATTACCTCCTGGTATTTCTTGGGCTAATTATGGATTTATAAAATGTATTACAACATCTGAATTCCAAAAAGAATATATTCGTTCAGTATTTAAAAACGTTAGTGTTGATATTGTTGAACCTGTTGTTTCTGAAATTTTCACAAAAAAAGAAAAACCTTCTAAACCAATCGTTTCTATTCATTGTAGAGAACCAAGAGATACTGCAAAAATCATTAAAAGTTTCTATATGAAATATCCACAATATAGATGGTTTACTTTTCGTGATATGAAAAACATTAGTCAAACAGACTTTTCTAAATTTTTAAAAGAGTCTTTTGTATCTGTTTGGATTGATAGAGAATCTGGATTTGGTACTTTCCCAATTGAAAGTATGATTTCAAATACACCGGTAATTGGTGTGGTTCCAAACTTAAAACCTGATTGGATGAATGAAAATAATGGTGTTTGGACTTACTCTTTTAATGAGGTTATTGATATTTTGGCAAACTTTTCACAAAACTGGCTTGAAGATAATATTAGTGAAGATTTATACACTAATATGACTGAAACGGGAGAAAAGTTTCAAAACAAACCTTTGTTTGATGAAAAAGTGGAAACATTATTTAATGAATATTTTCAAGTAAGAAAAGAAATGTTTAGTCAACAATTGGAAAAATTAAAAATAACTGAAGAAAATTAAAAATATGGAAAACTTAGAAAAATTAGATGTATCGGTAATTTTACCAATAGATTCGGCAAAAAATGTAATGTTCAATGATTTATTTAATCGAGCAATCATTTCAATTCAATCACAAACTAAACCAATTAATGAACTTGTAATTGTACATTCAGGAGAAGAGTTGTTGAAAAATACACTTGATAATTTTGATTTCAGTGGTCTTACTGTGACATTAGTTGAAAACGAAAATGAATTTGATTTTTGTTCACAGATTAATATTGGAGTAAAACACGCTAAAAGTAGTTGGATTTCCATTTTAGAATTTGACGACGAGTATTCAACAATTTGGTTTAAAAACTTTGATAGATATGAAAAGGCTTATCCTGAGGTAGATGCGTTTTTACCAATTGTAATTGACACAGACGAGAAAGGAGTATTTGTTGGGTTTACTAATGAAGCAACATTTGCAGTAAGTATGAATTCAGAAATTGGTTATTTAAATAATGACACATTATTAAATTATCAAAACTTCCAATCAAGTGGAATGGTTATTAGAAAATCAGTATTTGAAGATAACGGAGGTTTTAAACCAAGTATGAAATTAACATTTGTTTATGAATACCTTTTAAGATTGACATATAATTCTGTTAAAATTATGACAATCCCAAGAATTGGGTACAAACATATGAACTTAAGACCAGGTTCAATATTTTGGAAATACAAAAACGGAGAAAATAAAATTACAGATGATGAGGTATCTTTTTGGATTGAGTCGGCCAAAAAAGAACATTTCTTTACGACCGATAGAAACATAAAATTTGAACCGCAAAGTGTATAATGTTTTTGGAGGAGACAAACCCCAACAATTTAGAAGAAAAGCAAAAGACAGAAAAAAAAAGTAAAAATTATTTTGATGTTAGAGAGGAAGAGGCGGTGAAAAATTATATCACCGCCGAAACCCAATTAGAAAAAGAAGAAATATATAATAAATTTCTTAAAGAACCGTTAGATAAAATGATTGAATCTATTATCAGACGTTATAAGTTATATCGAAAAGATATGGAGTATAGGGATTTACACACTGATACGCATTCTTTTTTGATAACTAAAGTGGATAAGTTTAAACCTGCTAAAAACAAAAAAGCGTATTCATACTTTGGTACTATTTGTAAAAATTACCTTATGGGTCAAATACAAAAAGACCAAAAGGAAACAAATAGAAGGGTGTCTTACGAAGATATATCAGCAACATTAGAAAATAGACCAGATATGGTTTATTATTTAGAATTTGAGAAAATGGATGCTGAAAAAATTATTGATATATTTCTTAATGACCTGAAAGAACATGTAAAAACAACTTCAATGCATGATGGTGAGTATAAGTTGGGAAGCGCACTCATTGAATTATTTGAAAATTATGGTAACATTTTTATAGGAAATGATAATAATAAGTTCAATAAAAATATTGTTTTATTATCACTTCGTGAAATGACAAATCTTTCAACAAAAGAAATAAGAACATACTTAAAAAAATATAAAGTTTTATATTTAAGTACCATTAGAAGAATAAATAATAATTAAAATTTATCTATTTATTTAGTATGGATAGAAAAAGAAAAAAAGAAATTGCACTTAATAAAGACTCCGTTTTAGGTCTTATGCAAGAAATATATAACGAACTCGTTGAGCAAAGGTCGACAGCCATACGAATTCAAAATAAAATGTTAGCTCTTCTAAAAGATGCCGAAGATATGACGGTTATTGGTCCTGTCATTAAAGAACAACAAAAAATTATTAACGACACTATTGAGAAAAAACTTAGTTTGTCAAAACTTCAATCAACTATTTGGGAAAAATCAAACAACGCCAAAGAAGATAACTTTTCGTTGTCTGATATGGATGAAACCGTATTACAAAGTTTAATTCAAAAAGACGTTAGTCAAAATAATAATAATGATTTTACACTCTAAAAAATGGCTAATTTAGATATTAATAAAGGTTACTCGGACGCTAAAAGTAAAATCAGTGCATACCAAACTGTAAAACAAAGTAAGGAAGACGATAATAAACAACAGAAAGAAAAAACAAAAGCCAATACTGACAAAAAGAAAAGTGAGGTTCAAAAAAGTATCAACGATTTAAAGAAAGGGGCTAGCGACAAAAAAAAAGAAATTAAAAATGAAGTTAAAAATCAATTAGAACAACTTTTAGATTTATTTAAATCAACTCTACCAAGTGGTGGGGGTTCATCATTAAAAGTTTTAACTAATGTATTTCTTCAAGCAGCAAATAACACAAAACCTAGAATACAAGAAGCTCTTGTTAGTGAAATTGTAACAACTATTGGTTGTTCAGAAGAACAAGCGTACACTCCAAACCAACCAATATATATTAAAGTTAATCAGGTAGATTTATTTAAGATATTAAAATACTCTCCTGATGACGAAGATTACAAGTTTCAATACGAAAAAAATACAACAAACAATGGTTCAACACCTTATGCAATGAACCAACAATTATATAAAAGATTACAAAATCCTTCACAATCGTTTTTACAAGATACTACGGGTGGTAATGGTCAAACATATAAAGGAGCATCGGCATCACAAATTTTTGATATACAATATGTACAAAATTATTTGGGTCCGAATAACCTTCAGGTTACTGGGGACTTTTTCAAAGTTACTCTTAATAATCAGGCAAATAATAGAACTACTGTTACAGATTTTTTACAAGATTATTACACAAGTATTGATGTTATGCCTTTTGATAATTTAGCAGTTAATTTAAAAAATATGTTAAGTGGTTCATTTGATTTTTCGGCCGGATTATCAAGTGACCAATTAAGGGAAGAGTCTAAATTTGAAAAAGTTTTAAAAAGAATAATGGGGATTTGTGAAGACCCAAACAAAAAAATCGATGTTGCAGGGACTTCCAAACTAAGTGATGTGGATGAAATTGATGATTCTTTCTTTGATGTTACAAATCAAGAATTGATGTCTATTGAACAAAAAATAAACAACACACTCAATGGTGTTGTTGAATACGAAGGGTGTGAAGGTATTAAATTACCTATTAATGTTTTGGCAGATAGAAAATCACAAGAAGAAATTGTAAATGAAAACTCAGATAATGCAAAAATTGAAAAATTTGAAAAGTCTTTAGATAATATGGCAAATGACCCAAAATGGAAATCATTAGTTCCGGGTCTTGGTTTAGATTTAAATATAAAGTCACTTTTACAAAGTAATATAATTTTAGGACTACCTTTGATGGTTCTTAAAACCATTTTATCACCAAAAGTTATGTTAGGGTTTTTAATTATGGTTAAAGCAATTAAAAATGAAATATCAGAAAAGTTAGACGACGCATTTGATGACCTAACAAATTTTATGAAAACCTTTAAAAAGTTTATTTTAAACTTTATGAAAAAAATCACATCCATATTTGTTGAAGAACTTTTTAAAATTTTAAAAAAACAAATTAAAGTGTTAGTAGAAACAATACTTTTAGAAATAATTAAAGAGGCTAAAAATAAACAAATTAGTATGTACGCAAATATTGTATATATACTTTTAGTGATTGGTCAGGGGGTTGTAGATTTTAGAAACTGTAAAAGTGTTATTGATGAAATATTAAAATTATTGAATCTTGGTCTTTCACAATTAAATTTGGGATTACCTCAGTTTATTTTAGCTGGGTCTTCTTTATTAGGTGGTGTATCTGATACAAGAGCATTTTCAAATGTTGTTGAAAAACTACAGAGTCAAGGTCTACCAACCGGAGCGGCCCCTGACGGTGGTCCAAACTTTATGAATATGTCTATGATGTCTTTAATTAAAGGAATGAATCAAGAACAGGCGGAAAATGGTAAAGCTGAAATTTTTATTCCACCATTGACTATGACACCGGCTGGTATAACTTTACCTTCAAAAGGATATGGAAAAGCACTCTAAATTATCATCTGAAAAAGTATTGGAAATTTTATCAGAGTATAAAAAAACACCAAATAAAGATTTGATTGCGGTTTTAGATTTTCTATATGAAGATTTTGAAAAAACAAAAGACCTAATTATTAAATTAACCAATCATTTGGATACAACGGAAAATAGTTACAACAAAATTTTAGAAGAAATAAATAAAAGAACAAATCAATTTTAATGTCAAACGAATTACCACTTCCCAATAGTCAAATAATTTTCTTTGGTGTTTGTGTAGACAATCAAGACCCATTGATGCTTGGAAGAATAAGATGTCATCCAATACAAGAAAACATCGAGGCGATGAAAGGCACCATTAAAGGGTTTAATGAAAAAAGTAAAAGTACTTTAAATGGTCCTTGGGGTGAAAAAGACCCATTTATATTTTTACCATTTTTACCATATTTTGTTAATCAAGTACCTAAAAAGGATGAAATGGTTATGATTATATACTTTAATAACCAACTTACAAAGGGTAGAAATAGGTTTTATTTAATTGGACCATACTCATCCCCCACAACGATTGAAAATGAAGATAATAGGTCATCAAGGACTCATACAGATATGGGGTATCAAAACTCAAGAGAAAAATTACCAAATATCAAAGACCCTTATTCAAAAGAATACCCAAATAACAAAAATGCGGGAGTTTTTCCAGAACCTGATGACATATCAATTAATGGTAGAGGTACGGCAGATTTTATATTAAAAAATAATGATTTGTTATTAAGAGCAGGTAAACACAAACCTTTTAAAACAGGGGAAATACCTGAATATGATGACAACAGAGCTTTTATTCAATTATCAAAATTTACAAACAAACTTTCATACGGTGCTCCTGAATCTTATGTCAGATTAGAAAGACAAGAACAACAATTAAAATACTTAATTGAATATGATGTCTATAACCCTGAAAGTGCTCCTCAAATTTTTCAAGGAGATGTAACAATTTATCAATTACCTGATAAAGAATCGAGGTCAACTAAAACAAGTCAATTTGAGTGGGATACTGAAATCACCGGTTCAACTTTATCCAAAGTCAGAATTGTAAAAATAGACCAACCTTTGGGTATTGATGATTTTGCAAAATTTGTATCTGACCAAATAGTTGCACTTAAAGATACTCCTGAACTAATGATTTCTAATTTACCGGCAAATGGTACGGTAAATCAAAACAACAACTCGGCAAATGAGTTACAATTTCCTTTTTATTACAGACCGTCAAAAAGAATTAGAAATATAATAAAATCTTTACCAAGTCAAAACACAATTACTGATTTTACAAATATGAATCAGTTAATATCAAAAGTTTTAATTACAACAACCGATGTTAGCCCTGGTTATGGGTTAGTTTTGGATAGAAAAGTAAGCCCTGAGTTACCATTCTTACCAAAAAGAGAAGTTTTCACACCAATTAAAACAGAACAAATTGATAATACAGTAGGTCTTATTGGAGCGTCCCAACTTTATCTACTATCACACGACACATCAATACCCGGAAAAGGTAAAATATCTTTACCTGGTTCAGTTTCGGGAATCAGTCCAACACAAGTTTTTGATGAGGTGGAACCTAAAACGTCTTCTATGGTTAGAGGTGAAGAACTATTGGAACTATTAGAATCTATTGTTGGATTTTTAGTTAGTCACGTTCACCCATATCCATTATTACCTCCGTCAGGGGTTGCTTATGATGGAACTAGTATTGACGATTTAACCAAAAAAATGTTAGAGGCATATCAAAAAGTTTTAAACAGTAATATTCGAATTAACTAACTATTTATATATAAAATAGTTTAATGTCAATTTACAGGTCATACTTCGATAAAAGTGATACAATAATACAAAATAGTTACACAAACACGGGAAGAAACCCGATTGTGGAATTATTTTATGGTCGCGTAGATAATTTAAGTGCGCCAATAGGATTTAGTCGTTATATTTTTGATATAGATTTAACAGACCTCCAATCAAGAATTTCAGATAAAATTATTACTTCTGGCTGTGGCACAAATTTTACACATACCCTTCGTATGACAAATACTTCGTACTTTGATGAAAGTTTAATTAACGATAAAACATCACAAGGTAGAAGAAGGGCCACGTCTTTTGATTTAGTGTTATTTAGAATACCCAAAACATCAGGAACCACAGGACTTGCTCAAAATTGGGATAGTGGTGTTGGTTATGACTATTATGATTATCAAGTAACAAATTTAAATGATAGGTCATTTTCACAAAGACCCTCAAATTGGTATGAAGCAACAATTATAAGTGGGTGGAGTTTAAATGGGATTTATGATAATACAAATTCGCAAACGGGTGGATTTAGTGGATTAAATTATTCGGCATTGACTATTGTTGATACACAACATTTTGAATTTGGTGATGAAGATATTGAATTTGATATGTCAAGTGAAATAAATAATATTTTGAATGGAACACTAACTGGGGTAACAGGATGGGGTGTTGCATTTTATCCTGATGTGGAAAATATTAGTGGTATGACTGAAAACTATTCCGTTGGATTCTTTTCACCACATACCCAAACATTTTACGAACCATTTTTAGAAACAAATTATGACGATTTAATACTTGATGATAGAAATAAATTTTATTCAGGAAATAATAATGAACTTTATTTATATGTTTATGAAAACGGTAATGCGGTTAATTTAGACGCACTTCCAACAGTAGACATATTGGATTTAAACCAAAACCCACTGACCGGATTTACAGGATTATCAACATGTCAAGTAACAAAGGGTGTTTATAAATGTGATATAAATAATTTAACAGCGTCTACCGTACCTTGTTTATACTACGACGTATGGAAAGGTTTATCTGCAAACACCGTATCCATATCAGATGTGACTTTGGAATTTGCACTACTACCTAAAAATGGTAATTTTCAAATAGGTTCAGTCACCCAACAACCAAAAATATATGGTTTTGAATTTAACGGCATAAGACAAAATGAAAAAGTTTTAAATACGGATATTAGAAAAGTTAACGTAATAATAAAACAAGCATATTCTTCTAATACGCCACTCACAACTGTTGAGGCATACTATAGAATATATGTTAGAGAAGGGGCAAGTACTGAAGTACAAGTACAAGATTGGACAAGAATTAATGAAGTTCCTGATGGGTTTTATTTCATTTTTGATACAACTGATAAAATTCCAAATGAATATTTTGTCGATATTAAAGTTGTTAGTGATAGAAATGTGGACACTTATAAAAGAGAATTACAATTTCAAATTGTAAATAAAAAATAAAGATATATTTATATTATAAAAGATTATGGCAGATTATTTTTATACGGTTGAAAATTGTGTTGACCAAAACGATACAGGAGTTTTTAGTTCAACCACACTATACTCGGTTGGTCAAGTTGTATCATTATTTACCCCATCAATTGGGTGTTACACAATAACTGAGGTTAATTTGGTTGGGGTTGCAACTTTAAATTTTGTATCGGTATATACAACTTGTTTAGAATGTATACAAACTACTGGAGGGGTTTTTGAATTCGAAAATTGTGCAAATCCTTCCGACCAACCATCAATAGACGTTATTGAATTTCCAATAGTTCCACAACTCAATCAAGTTTATAGTATATTGACAAGCTCCGGCACTTTAAACTGTTTTACTTTTCTTAGTTATGAATCAGTTGGTAGTGCGACAGAAGGATTAGTAAGTATAGAAGGACCATATGTTGATTGCCCCCAATGTACAGTTTTAAGTTTACCTCAATCAGCGAATACTGAAGTATTTGTTTGTGAATATATATGTGTGACTGGAGGTACAGGAAGTTCTGTTGTTGTTGTAACACCTCCACACCCACAATATTCTAACACTCAAGGTAATTCTGTAACACAATTGAACATGATTACACTCGGAGGTTTTAACGGATTAAATTCTTAAATATGAAAAATTTATCACAAATAATTAATAAAGTTCTAAGAGAAGAACACGAAAATAAAAGTTCTAGATATATGTTCTTTTCAAATTTAGAACAGATGAGAAGACAATGTGATTTGTTACTTGATTTGGACCACTCTATGATTGAAGAAATTCTTGAAAATGGCCACGATTGGGCTCAAGACCATATTTCTGAAGCTAAAAATAATATGGACCAAGTTTTTGATTTTTTAATGAATGAAGTTAACGCAGATTTCCAAAAAGACGATATGTACGACAACGAAGAAATGATGATGCAAGAAGGTCGTAAAAAAACAGGTACAAAACTTTGCGCTAGGGGATTGGCGTCCGCCAAAGCAAAATATGAGGTTCACCCCTCAGCCTATAGTAATGGACACGCAATACAAGTATGTAAAGGAAAAATTAAAGGACTTGACGGAAAGAGAAGATGTTCTGGTGCTTTTTGTTAAATAGACCTTAATATTTTATTTATAAGAATTTCTAAGGACTCATTTTGAGTCCTTTTCTTTTTTGGTTTGTATGATGTCATTATTGGTTTTTGACCTTTACCTGTTTGTGTATCTTGTTTTTCAGCCCTTCTTTTTTGTTGACATGCAGCCCTTTTTTCAGATGTACTCATTTTACCTGCAACCCCAGCAGCTCTACATTTCGGATAAGAACCTTTAGATGTGTCACTTCGACCACAAGGAGGATGTTTACCATCTACTTTTCTACAAATATCAACCCAAGGACCTTTTGGTTGTGAAGAACCTTTAGGTTTCTTTTTTTTACCAAACCATACGGCTAAATCTTCATTCAATGGAATTTTGTTTAAATCATACCATTCATTCATTTTTTTTCCGATTACTTCAATTGGGACTATTCTTAACTTACTGTCGGCATTTTGATTTATAATACCTCCATCCTCATCATTTTGTTTTTTGTGTTTTTTATTATAATGGGATATTTTTTTTGATTTTTGTTCAAGGTTTTTAACATTTTTTCTATTAGATTCCAATGAACCATCATAACTATCGTATTCTAAATCTGCATTAAAATATTTAGAAACTTTTGTTTTAAAAGGGCCTAATTCACTTTCTTCCCAATCAATTTCACCCATAGTTAAAGGACCATTATAATATCCAGCATATCTACTTGAAGTTATTTCTTTTATGACTTTTTGAATAATATTTTCTATCATAATTATAAATATTATATAAATAAAAAAAGGTCAGATTTCTCTGACCTTTTCTTTTATTAACCTTTAAATTGATTATCTCAATTCTTGTAAGTCGAATGAACGAACACCATCAACTGTGATACGTCCGTAGAAACGGTTGTTAACCATTTTCTTAGCGTATCTTGTCATTATACCTTTAATAGGTGTAAAGTTGAATGGGTTGTACATTGTAGGTGTTAATTGAAGTGGAACATATGGTGCATATACGTAACCAGTATCAAGAAGTGATGTACCTTTGTGTCCTAACAATACTTGGTTTGCTGGGAAGTAAGGGTCACGATATACTTGGTAACGACCTGCTAATGTACCAACTCTTTCAATACCCATGTTGTATTGGTCTTGCTCAGGAGATGCGTTTGATACGTGGAAGTACTCAAGGTCATCAAAGATTGCAGAAACCTCAGAAGAAACAACAATCCAGTTAGCTCCACCACGAAGTGTAGACTTGTGGATTTGTGCTGACAATTGGTTGATTGCTGTAATCAAAGTTTGGTTCCAGTCTTTTTGAGTGTAAGAAGTTGTGTTAGACAATCTTCTCCATCCGTTGTAATCCCAACGTAAGTTCCAAGCCGCTCCTTTACGAAGGTCACGAAGAATCTCACGGTCAATTTCTGCAGCAACTTGCTCAGACAATAAAGCTGTTAATTCAGCTTCAGCGTCGATGTTGTGGAATGCAGAAACGTCTTGTGCCAATTCAGGAGACCATTGTGCTCTTAGTTTTCTTTCTGTCACAGATACAGTAACTGACTCAAGGTCGAAAGAAACCTCACCAATTTGGTCTTCGAATTCAAGTTCTTTGTAACGTCTGTAAGCCGCCTTGATAACTGTGTTAGCACCTGCTCCAGACCAAGCACTTGTAAGAGTTGCTCCTGAATAACCATCAATAGTTTGTGCGTTAGAACAAGATACACATACTGGTACTTGTGCGTCGATTTCTAAATATATAAAACCTGTTTGAGAACAGATATTATCATAAGAACCTCCGTTACCTGCTGTAGAACTTGCAAATCCACTACCAAAAGGGGCTGAAGTACTTGTTGAAGTTGGTCCTACAATACCTTGACCATATTTTTGAGTAACCACTCTGAATAATAATGGTGTGTATGTAGATGTCCCAAGGTTAGCAGCTGCTGCTGAACTTTCAGTATACAATACCAAATTAGATAAAAACGCTTCGTTATCAATTTCTTGACCATCAGGTCCAATTAATTTACCAACACCCGCAGAAGAAAATCCTGACATAGCTACAAGGATTTTTCTATACTCAACACCCGCAATTGCACTTACAGCTGTTGTATATGCAGATGCGATAAGACTTCCATTTGACCAAGCAACTGTTGGTGTAGAACCTGTTACAGTTACAAACTGACCTTTTGAGTAATCGAATAAACCAGATGGATTCAATCCTGGTTCAGAACCTTCATAAAATAAATCATAAAGACTTCTAGTATAAGAAGGATTGTAATCACCATTTGTGTTATTATAACCATCGTTAGTTTGTCCTTGCATACTTGGTGAACCGATTGGTCCATAATGTGTTCCTGAAGTGATACCCAAATTATTTTGAACAGTACCACCAGAGTATCCTTGGATTTTAGGTACAAAATAGAACAATTTACCAATAGGTAAGTTCATTGCTTGTACAGAAACTAAATCGTTAGCCAACAATTTAGAGAATACACGTCTTACGATAGGGAAAACTACAGTTTCAAAAGAACCTGAGCTATCTGTAGACGCAGCTTCGTTAATTAGGTGAGACGCTTGGTTTTCATATAACTGTGCCATGTTCTCTTTGATGTGTCCTTTAAGACCGTCTAGGAATCCTAATCTATCCCATTTGTTAATTGTATCTTCTTTGATAACTTTAAGGTGTTTTAACCCGATGTTACCAACAAGACCTGATTCTAATAATGCTCCCATTTTTAAATTTTTTTTAGAGTTTATTTTATTTTTTTTATTTTATTTTGGACATTAAATCCTTCATCCTCATAAATTGAGGATTTTCATAAGCTTTAGATTCAATCAAGTTAGAAGATGAACCATTACTTGGAGTTTTAATAACTTTTTGTGTAATTGATTCAGTTACTACTGAATTTGGTGTATCACCTAATTCTTCCTTGATTGATTTATAAAGTGTTTTTGATTCTTTCAAAGAGTCTACATTATCGAATCTTCTAAGAATGTTGATTTTTTCTTGTTTTGTTGTTGAGTGTTCTGTAAACAAACGTGTAGCGTAAGCCAAGTTTGAATTGAAAATTGCAACTTCATTTAATTTATTTCTAAAAAAGTCTAATGCTTTTCTATACTCTTCATTTTTTTCTTTTAAAGTTTCAAATTCGTGAGACTCAAAAGTTAAATTTCTGTTTGGAGTGATTGCCTTTCTTAAACCTCTACCTTTTTTAGAACCATTTCCATAAGTTCTAGCAGCTTCAGCAGTTTCTACATCATCATCATCATCTTCTTCTTCGTCCATCCAACCATCTGAGATTTCATCCTCATCAGTTTCAGTAACACCATGCTTTAATTTTGAAGGATAAATCTTAGTTTTAAGTTTTCCGATTTTTCCTTTCGCTTTAAAAGCTTCAACAACATTTTCCAATGATTCTTGGTCGATTTCATAAACTTGGTCGTCCATTTCGTACATGTCTTCATCCATATCTTCATACATTTCATCCATATGACCCATACCTTCGTTGTAGTCCATTTCGTACATGTCTTCATCCATATCTTCATACATTTCATCCATATGACCCATACCTTCGTTGTAGTCCATTTCGTACATGTCTTCATCCATATGACCCATACCTTCGTTGTAGTCCATTTCGTACATGTCTTCGTCCATATGACCCATACCTTCTCTATAGTCAAGTTCTGACATACCTCCCATCATTGAATCATCTTCAAAAACCAACTCATATGTTGTGTTTTCAGCCATTTGTTCAATTGGTTGTTCCATTGGTTGTTCGGGTTCTTCTGCCGCTAAACTGATTAAATATTCAGTATTTGCTTTACCATCTTTTAAATGAACATAATCACCATCTTTTTTGATAATAAAACCATCCTCATCACCCATAGCCTTGAAAACTTTCATTAACTCGGGCATTGAAGCGTTTGACATATCAAGTGGAGGTAATTCTTCACCTGATGGTGGCATCGCACCTTTACCATTATCAGCACCTACTTCAGGTTGTTGTGTTACAACTTCCTCTTCAGCAGACACATCTTCTTCGCCTTCTTGTTCTGGTTCTTGTGGTTCTTCACCACCTTGTGATTGTTCCCTTAAAGACCTTTTAGAACCTAAAATAGATTCTCTTACTAATTCGCCGATTTCTTCCTTCATAGTTGAAGCAAGTATTCCTTTTGCATTTTCACTAATCGCTTCCTCAATAGACTTCATTTGTAATAAAGCCTCTTCGACTAAGGATTCTGTTTTTCTGTTACTCATTAAAAAGCATTAATATTTGCGTTTATTTTATAATAAATATATCTACATTCCAAAAAGTTTTATTTTAACACAAAAAACCCATAAAATAAAAAAGGTCCCTTTTGGGGACCTCATCATTAGATAATAAAAAAATTACTCAATCACTTCATCAATCTTACTTTCAACAATAGCGGTTATACGCCAATCTAAAGTATAAGTTTCATAAACTTTTGTGACTTTCGCCTCAACATCCGTTGGTGAAAAACCTTTAACAAGTTTTTCTTCTCTCATTTTTTTAATTTTTCCTGTGTTATCATCAACCATATCAGTTGTGATTTTTGCTACAAAATACTTCTCATCCATTTTATTAATATTATTTACCTAAATAATCCGATAATCTTTTCATTAAGTCAACAGATTTATCTAAACCACTATTACCACCACCATATGTATTTTCGTGTTCAGCCAATTTTTCTTCATATCTTGGTCTGTCTTCAGCATTTAAATATAGATAAGCTCCAGGTGTTGATGGTGAAGATACAAGGTCAAAACAAATTAACTCAAAATCATCTTGTACTTCGTTTTCGTCACCCTTTTTTACCAAAGACCCGACTCCACGAGAAGATACTCCCATGGTGACTCCTTGTCTCATAAGATTTGCGGCAACATCACCCTTTGATGTTACTATTCCTCTTTCGTGAAAACCGGGGCTAGTTAATAATTTAATTTTACCCATTAAAATATTTCCTTCCCACCACGTTTCAGTAATGAGGTGAGATACTCTATCTAAATCTACTAACGATGATTCAGGGTGATTAAGTTCTGATATAGACATTCCTCTTTTGATAACATCTTGGTATTTTTCAGATTCTCTTTTTAATATTTTTTCGGGATAAACTCTTCCGTTTCTATTTGGAACACCGTATTTCTGTAGTGTTGCATAAAAAACAAATGGTTTTGAATGGTCAAGTTGTCCGTATGATTCTCTAATTATATTTTGGTTTCTTGGTTCGTTTGGATTTATAATTCCTGCATCCCATTCAACAAGAATTCCTTTACCCGTATCTTTTGGTCCTAAAATTTTCATAATATTTTTATTAATAAATATTATATTTCTTGTGTTTCTGCCAATTTTGTCTTACTTAATGTGAAATAAAGTGAATTTTTTAAATCATCCTTATAAATTGCAGATAAAATATTTTTTATTTTTGACCTTAAAATTAAAGATTTAAAATCGTAAGTATCGTTGTGAATAAAAAGTGTTACTTCTAAATTTAAAAAACTTTTTTTGTTTTTTTGAAGTCCACTTGTTCTAAGGTCCAAGTCTACTATATATTTTTTTTCAAAAATTTTATGGTCTACAACTTCAAGTAATGTGTGTAATATTTGTCTTTTTATACTTCCTGTGATTGAAACCCAGTTTGTGTAATCATCTTTTGGTTCAACCCACGTTTGTAAAATTAAATAAATTGATTTAAAATTTTTGGAATCGACTGTTCCATATTGACATTTTGCATCATCAAAAATGTTTAGTTTTGATGTTTTTCCTTTCTTCATTTTTCATATGTAAGAGGTTTATTTTTATAAAATATAACAATTATAAAAGAATTTGTCAAAACCTAAAAAAGTTCGTATATTTATATCAAAAAGGGTAAAAAATTTATGATTATTATTGAAGTTAAAAAAAACAATATTGAGCAAGCGTTAAAACAATATAAATTTAAAGTTTATAAAACAAAACAATTAGAATTTTTAAGAGATAGACAAGAGTTTGAAAAAAAATCTGTTAGAAATAGAAAACAAAAAATAAAGGCGGCTTACCTTCAAAAGAAAAGAAATCATTTATCTTCTTGATTTTTATCTACCTTTTTTTTGTGGGTAAAAAAATCAACAGAAGTAAGACCTAAAGTTCCAAAGGCCAATAAACCGATAGTTTCTATTAAAATTTCAGGTGCCTCATATTTCCCACAACTGAACAAAGAAACAAATAAAGCGGCAATTAAAGAAATACTACACAAAAGACCAATAAATCTTTTTGAAGATATACCTCCGTTGGCACCTTCCATCATATTTTTAAAGAATTGAATCATAAACCTTCTTGAAGTTGCTTTAACTTGTAGTAGTTGTAAAAATCTACTGGTGAATTCTGTATTTTATCTACAGTTTTTTCTATTGTATTTTTTAAATCATTTTCAGTTGATTCGTTTAACTTTACTTTCAAACTATCAACAATAGATTCTTTTAATCTTACCATTCTTAACTCTAACTCATCTTTTGATAAAAAAACAATTTCTTTTATTTCATTTTTTTCACTTTCAGATAATGTAGAAATTTCTTCATTTAACTTTGAGTTTGCAACCTTTAACATTGTTTCTAAAGGTAAATTGATTGATTCAGAAATAGTTTTTTCTATTTTGTTTGTTGTTAAAACTTTAGATATTTGTTTTTTGGATTCTAAAATTGACTCTAAATTTTTAATAGACTTATTATATATGACAGTATCAATTGTTTCGTATTTGTTACTTGAGTTGTTGTGTAAGTCAATTGCGTTAATCCAAGAACCAATTTTATTCAAAACTCTTGTGTTATTTTCTACTAAAATTTGTGAATATTCAACAGATTCATTTACATAGTCATTTACCAAATCTGATGACATACCTTTGTTTTCAGTTAAATCATCATATATGTAATACAATTCTGCAATATCCTTATTTTCTAATACAATAGTTCTAAATTGATTAGAAAAATATTTAAACTCATCTTTACCATATAAATTGATAAAAGTTTCTTCTATTTTAGTTTTAATTTCACCAAAAGTTGCCATAATAATTTTTTATAATAAATACTTACTTATTCAATAAGTTTTTAATTTTATCATCTATTTCATTTAGGGACATTCGTCCTTTTGATAAATCTAAAGTGTTGTCCTTATCAAAAAAAGTATTTTCTAAAATTAAATTTAAATCTTTTTTGTTAAAACTTTCAGGAGTTACCCCTCCACCTTCAGGTGCTGGAGGAGCTTCAGGTGCAGGAGGTGCTCCTCCTCCTTCTTCAGGCGGCATTCCTCCTTCAGGTGCCGCCCCTCCGGCTTCACCACCAGCGGCTGGCACATCTTTTTTACCGTATAATGAATCAAGAGTATCAAATAATCCTGTTTTAGTTATTACCTCAGCAGTTTTACCTAACTCGGCAGATACCGCTCTTTCAATTCTTTGTTGTTGTAAATCAAGTCTAATTTCATCATCAGAAAATCCTAAAATATGTTTTTTGGCCCAAGACGCAGATACAGGAGCAACACTATCTTGAATTGGTGCAACAGCATCTTTAAACAATGTGATTTTTTCTTTCCATAGTTCTATACCAAGAAGGTCAGATTGTTTTGACGGATTTGTAAGTCCAAGAGTAAAGTTTGTTAATTCATCTTCAAACCCTAATAAAAATAAATGAATGATTGCAATTTTGTTCATTTCTGCAATCATAGATTTTTGAATTCGGTTGATTGTTCTTGCAAATCTAATGTCGAGAAGTGATAAGTTTTTACCATCACCAACAGCCTCTTCAAATCCTAAATACGCTTTTGGAATTCTTAATGCTGTAACTAATTTCTTTTGAATATATTCAATATCTGCAATTTCAGCCAAGTTTTGAGCTCCTGCTAATGTTGTTATTGGTTCAGGGGCTGCCATATCTCTTACAGGAATAAAGTAATCTTGGTCTACCGCCATTTGATTATATCTCATATCAACATTTCCTGTTTTTTGGTCAACAATTTGGTCTCTTTTAAATTTGTTTGCAACTCTTTGTACGTATGCATCAACATCTTTATCGTCCATATTACCAACAAAAACTTTAAATACACGTCTTTCAGGAGCTCTTGATACACGATAAATCAACATAGCGTCTTCAGATAACAAAAGTTGTTTCCAAATACGACGTGCTTTTTCTAACATTGAAGTTCCGTATGGTAGTTTTCTGTCGTCGCCTAAAATTCTAAAGTGAGCAACTTCCCAAGTATTAAACTCCATATTTTTTTCCTTCCAAGTAAACTTCAACGCATCATTTTCAATTTCTGCAGAATATTTTTCAGGTTGGAATTTCATACCTTTTTCTAAACGTTCAATTTGAATGTTAGGTAATTGTTGACAACCAACAACACCTCGTTCTGGGTCCAATTTTAAATACACAAAGTTGTCACCAAACTTACACGTATTTCTAATCCACATTGGTAAGTTTGTATTAATATCTAACTTATTGTTGAATAAGTCGGTTAAAACTGATTTGATTCTTTTTGATTCTGAATAAATTTGAAGAATGTGTCCATCTTTATCAGGTGTTGTTGATTCTTCAGCATAAATGTCTAATGCTGCCGAAATTTCAGGAGTATTATGTGAAAAAATAGAATCTGTTGCAAAATTTTTATACCCTGGAACCGTTAAATCATAAACAGGAACAACACCATAAGGTTCAATTGATAATATTTTGTGGTTTAGATTAATTACGTCATTTTTTGCCTTTGCGGTCGATAACGGTGATTTTTTAATACCATATGCCATCAAAAAAGTATTCCAATCTTTATACCCATTTGATACAATTTCTCTTTGTAATTTTCGATAAGATATATTTAATTCTTTAGAGGTTCCTTTTAAAGTTTTTATTTTTCTTGCCGTTTCAATAATATTATCCCAACCAATTTGTATATATGCAGGATTTTTGTCACCACTACGTCTTCCTCCCCAAACTAATTTACCTTTTCTTTTTGCAACTTCTGACATTTTTTTTCTATAATCAGGATTAGACCATAATTTTTCATTATTTATTTTTGCGTGATATGCTCTGTGTTCTGATATTTTCATTATTTGTAAATTTTCAGGTAAATTATTTTTACCATCAAAATCTATATGATGAACTTCTTCATCCTTATTTATTTTTTTATCATAAAACCATTCAGCAATTAAATTATGTTCGGAAATCCATCCATTATGACCCTCATTTGAATTACACGTATAAACCCAATTATATTTTTGATTATTAAAGAATGATTTACGATAAAACGGCATCATTGAATCCCCCAGTTTCAAGTTCATAACCCTTTCAAATGAACCATCTCTTTTCATAAACTGGTGTTCCCAAGTTGCAATAATAAAACTTTTGTCATCAAAGGTAATTTTATAAGTCATTTCATCTCTAGTGTAATGTGCATTTCTTGCAATTGCAGGTACCACTTTTTTAAGATTGTAATCGTACGCATAAGTAATAAATTCATAATCTCTACCTTTTTCCGCTAACTCTTTGATTGTTACAAAACCACTTGGAGTTGCAATTTTAGTGTCACCCGCTAAACAATATTCCATTGACTCATAATCATAATATGAAGCCATTCTTGTTGGTTCATAATATACTGCCTGTTGATACAGGTTACTTTCAACTTTTTGCCATTGTTGACCAATGTACATTGTTTGTTGAGCCTGTAGTTTTTCTCTTTCGTAATCTTGTTTTATTGGTGTTTTTAAAAGTTCTTTTTTATCGAATTTAAAAACAGGGGACTGTTGGTCCATTGTTGAATTTGGTCCAAAAACTTTACCTAATCTTTGCCAAACTGTATATTTTTCTTCTGCCATTTTATTTTTTAAAATAGTTGATTTTATAATATTTTAAACTCTTCTACCACCAAATAACCAAGAATAATTTTCATAATCACCTTTTGTTGGTCCCGAATACGTTCTACTATTATACATATCGGTTTGAGACGGAATTGAAGGGTTAAAATTTTGTGATGATTCTCTAAATACATTTTTATCTGTCGTCCAAGAATCAATCATCGCTTTTGCCTGTTCTGTGGCCTTTTCAAGTTGAGCAAAAGAAGATTCCCCAACATAAATGGCCATTGCCATTGCCATAATTAAGTCATCGTGTTGACCCTTTTGGTGGTCAGGTCGTCCATTCACATAAACAAAAGTATTAAGTTCATTAAACAACCTCTGAGACCTTACAGCAAACCCAAATCTTAAAGCTTCCTCAAACGCCTGAACAATAAGAACTCTTTTTGAGTTAAAATTAATTCCTGGTATTTTGTCATTTTGTTTTGGGTCCCACTTCCATTTATCTGCAGGATTTATTCCATCTATATATAAATTTTTATAACCTAACTCTTGTAACTTTCTTGATGTTGCAACACCCATACCACCGGTAATATCCGTTACAATAAATGCATTATACATTGTTGCCCACTTATAGGCGATTTCAGCAACAATATCAGGTGGAACTTTTGCAATATATTCTAAAACTTGTTCTCTTTCATCAAAATCGATAATAATAAAAGTTGTAAAATCTTCACTATCACCTCTTGAAACATCCATTCCCATTATGTATCTGTGTCCTGCAACCGGTTCTTTCCATTGCCACAATACACCGCCCATAAATTTATTTTCAGGTTCTTTAATAAAATTGTCTTTTATTTTTTTCATTGTTTCAGGAGGTATTACGTTATCCCCCGAACCTAAAAAGTTACACTCCAACTCTTGTGAAATTTTTCTTTTGTCAAACTTTAATTTTTTTGACATCGATTCAAACCAAGAAGAATACGCTTTATACCCTTGATTTAGTTTTTCTTTTATTTCTTCAAAATCTCTATCGGATACTTTTATATTTGAATAATCTAATATTATTTCATCATCTTTATATTCATTTCTATTTAACATATAGTGAATTATATCATCACACTTAATTAACTTAAAATCTTTAGAATATCTTGGGTCACGAAACCAAAACATTTCAGTAATCTTAAAGTCATTCATTCCTTTGATTGCTTGTGAATAAATTGAATAATAAATTGGGTCAAATCCATTTGGTGTGGAAATTACAATTACTTTACCACCCGTAGATAAAGACGCCATACATGCAGACCAAAAGTCTTCATCAGCGTCAATATAAGCGGCCTCATCAAAAATAAGAATTGTTGGTGTATATCCACGTAAAGCATCTTTTGATGTTGCAACGGCTTTTACTTCACAACCATTACTTAATTTAAAGTGTCTTGCCGCATTTTTTTCAGATGAAAATCCTACACCTAACCAAGAAGGCCATTGTTCAACAAAAGCCCTTACTTTATTTGCCATTTCAACAGCAGTATCCAATTTGTTTGCAATAATTAGGATTTTTTCTGGTTTTGATTTTTTAGCAAAAACCAATTTTTTAGATGCCCAAGCCGATGTAACGGTTGATACTCCAGCCTGACGATACTTTAATGCAATATTTTCTTCAGCCGTATCGTAGTCTTTTACAAGAGTAACTTGGTCGTTAAATAATTCTAATGGAACGTATTTAGATTGTGTGTTGTCGTAAGTTTGCAAATATGTTTTAAGCGCATATGGTGTGTCATTTACACACTTAGCATACTCTAATAATATTTGTTCTTTTGATAACGACATTCATTTTTAAATTCTATTTCTATAGTTTCTTAAAAGTTCTTTTTTTGTAAAGTGTGGAGGAATATGTTTTTGAATAATGTTTAAAATACTTTCTTCCAAATTACCTACTTCATCTTCACAAGTATCATATACTACTTTATCTTCGTTTTCTGTCATATCATCTGTAACATACATTCCATAGTTACCATCAACAACATAATGACAATTACCTGTTTCTTCATATTTGGCATCGGCATCCATCACCATACTTTCAAATTCTCTTTTTTGTTTTTTGAAAAAAATGTCTCCAAACCCTTCTTTTAGTTCATCATCGGATGTGCTTGCAAAATCTTTGATTTGTTTTTTTGTCATAGACTTAACAACATCTTTAACTTTACCTCTATAACTTTTTGGTATATCGGACATTTTTTTATAACCTTTTTCAACTGAATAAGCAGCACCCATTAAACCTCTTTGTTTTTTTGATACGGCCTTTTCATACATTTCAGACTCTGTTGGCATTCCGTCACCATAACTATCTTGACCATCATCAGTTCCTGGTCCAACTTGTTTAGGGCTTTGTGTTCTTTTTCCCATTTCGAAGTCCATAGGGTCTTCCATATCTTCTTCAAGTTCTTCTTCATATGTAACAAACGCTTTTCCTGATGCCTTAGCTTTATTTTCATCATCAGAGCCTTTTTTCACATTTAATACTCCAGCCTGTTCCATAATCTTACCATATAGTAAGTTTAATTGTCCGTTTGATAACTTTTCTAAAGTTCCCATTGAAAACCCTTCGTGGAGTAATCTTTGAAGTTTATAATTCATATGTTTCATTTGATACTAAATTTTTTTCCCAATTTAATACGACATCTCTTTCGTATAATTTATTTTCAACATTTTCAATACTTTCTCCAAATTGAAAAACTAATCGTTTCTTTTTGAAAACAGTTATTTCGTCTGAGTCTGATTTTTCCCACCCCAAAGAAATAACCCCATCAACCGCATCATACACACAAAAAAAGTCTGAATTTTGAACCAAATCCAATTGTATATCTGAATTTTTTAAAATCCCAACTTTTTTTATAAAGTCAATTTTAGGAGGTGATGGTCTACCGGCAGCCGGCTCAACATCCCAATCTTCACCATACGCATCGTCAACATCAGAAAAAATAAATTCATAAATGTTATCACCTCTAAAGTTTGGTCCTAATTCATTTATATAAATTAAATTCATATAACGTTTCCTTTTCTATCGATTTTAATTTGTTGACCTCTACGATTAAAAATTAAATTACTTAAATTAGTTTTACCAACAAACTGAGCCCCTTCATTTAAAAGTCTGTTTGCAGTTTCCAATTGGTATCTTGTTTCAGTTAATTCTTCTAATTCTTTTTTAGCCTTTAATTTTGTAAGTTTACTTTTGATATAATCTTTTTGTCTTTTTTCTTCCAAAATTGGTAACTCATCTTCAGTAACTCTAAAATATCCTTTCAAAACATTTTCAACTCTTGATTCACCAAATATATTTTCTTTTGGTTCTTGCGGCATTTCACCACCCATTGGTGGCATTTCATCTCCCATTGGTGGCATTTCACCCCCCATCGGTGGTTCTTCACCAAATTCAATATCTTCATCACCACCAAAGTCTAAACTTTCAGGACCTTCATCACCGTACATATCAACTTCTTCAAATTTTGATAAAATATCTTCTTTATCATCTTCATCCAATTTTTCTAAATCTAATGCTGATAATACCATATTGATAACATATTTAATGTCTTGGGAATCCAATCCATCCTCATCTTGGTTGTTATATGCTCTTAATTTTTGTGATAATTTACCCGTTAATCTTTGAATTGTTTTAAAAGACCCTCCTTCTTCACCTTCACCACCCATATTAGGCATTCCACCCATTGGTTCTTCTTCACCTCCCATAGGTGGCATTCCACCCATTGTCTCTTCTTCACCTCCCATAGGTGGCATTCCACCTTCCATACCTGTAGGTTCTTCACCCATCGGTGGCATTTCGCCACCCATTTCAGGACCACCTTCCGCTGGTGGCATTTCTCCTTCCATACCTGTAGGTTCAGGAGCAGGAGGGGCTGACGCTTCAGGTGCAGGTGGAGCTGGCGCTGCAGGTTCTTCGGGTGCGGGTTCAGCCGCCGGTTTAGGAGATTTTAATACGAATTTTTTTTTTGGGGCGGTTTGCTCGCCAATTAAAGGAATTTCTTCTTCGTTTTCGTAAATGCGATTCATTTCTTTAGCGTGAAGATTTAATTTCTTCATTGCTTGTGAATAAGAATCAAAATATTTTCTTTGTCTTATTGGGTCAGAATAGTCAAGTAACGACTCATTAATTCCTTTTTTAATAATATACCCCAATTTTTCTTTTACAATACCATAAGTATAACCATCGGCTAATGTAATAGTATAGTTTAAAGTTTCATTTTCGTTAATGTATTCTTTTGGTTTTTCATTATAATGCGCAATTTCTAAGATACGTCTAATTTTGTCCATACCTTGTAATTTTTCACTTCCAAGTGCTTTTAAATCTGCCATTTGTGTTTTTCTTAATAAGTTATTTTTGTATAAATATCCAAAAGGATAGTTTACCTCATTAATAAATATATTGTTAATATATAAATTGATAAATTATTCTATATTTAAATGTTCTAAAGAAAGTTTTTTGTCTGTAATTTTGTTTTTAAAGTCTTCTAATTTTTTAATATACCCCGACCTTCTTAAGAATTTGAACACCAAATTTTCATATGAAAACTCACCTTCTTTTGATAAACCACATGTTCTATATTTTCTTAATTTCTCTTTGTATTTTTTAACCAAATTAATTGCCTCATCCAAATCTTCATCTTTTGCGTTTTCTAAAACACCATCAATAATATCCATCCATTGTTGAGCCTTTTGTTTAATCTTATTTTCGTCTATTTCAAATTTTTCTTTTTCAGGTACTCTAATCCACTTGTCAGATACCAAAGAATACGACCCCATACTCTTTTCTTTTTCATTTGAATCTTGAATAAAAACTTCAACCTCATACCCTTTGATTCTTATGTCGTGAGATGCGTTAAATAAAGTTTTTTTAAGTCTGAATAACTCTTCATATAATTCTTTATTTTCACCGGCTTCATTAAAGTCATATAATAGATGAACATCAAAGTCAGAAAACTCTGACCAATTGTAACCTGTTAGTGAGCCAATTAAAATTATATCTTGGATGAAAATATCTTGGTCGATTGTTTTTAAAAAAACATCAGCAACTTGCAAAAGTTTTTTTCTTATTTCTGGTTTTAATTTGTAAGTTTGAACTTCATCTTTTTTATTTTTATCCCAAACATCTGAATTCAAATCATTTTGCAGATAAAAACTATCAATAATCTTATTATAACCTTTCATACCAATAAATAGTTTGGTATTTTATATTTTTTTGTATTTGAATTTTCTTGCGATATTTTGATTAAAATATTTTCCTTGTGATTCTGCAAGTCTAAATTGGGCATATATTGAATGTGGTACTTCCTCATACTCATAAATCATTTCATTATTGAAAGTTACTTTAAGTGTTTTATCTTCTGAGTTATATTCACTTCTTTTTAAATTTGATGAGTTTATTTCACAAGTTATTTTGGTTCCGTCAATATCTGTTCTAGTAATCGGCATCTTTTTTTCTCAAAGGGGTTATGTCATCTATGTGACTAAGTTTTTTTATAATATAATGGCTAACTTCTTGTCCGTCAACATCAAAGCCATAATCTCTTATTGTTCGGTCTGTTTCTCGAACCAATTGTTGGAATTTTGAATGTAAAACCATCAAGTCATTTGGATAATATGGAGGTCTTTCAACATCTTTTTGTGTCCAACCTTCTCTTTGAAAGATTTCTCTAATTTTGAAATACATATCTTCTAACTCTCTTGTTAATTCTAAAGTTTCCGCGAATTTTTTCCAACTTTCCATAACTATAAATATACGAAAAAAAAATCCACCGATGAGGTGGATTTAATAATTTATAATTTTGTTTTAGTCTTTTTGTGTTGGTGAGTTAAAGTTTTGTATGTAACGAAATAAATTATTATACGCAGTATTCATAGCCGCATATTTTGGGAAATTTGCTTTGTTAGTGTTTTGGAAGGCAAAACAAAAATTACCATCTGGAAATTGTTCATTACCTTTTGTAATTTTAGGAATACAAGTCGATTGGAGTTCTTTACCACTTACCCCTTTTCCTATCACAAGACCTTGTATTTTACCTATATTACTTAAAATTGTTTGTCTAGCTTTAGAAATTTCCATAGGTGTATTATAAAATGTTTGACCGAAAATAGTTGACCCGTTTGGTGTTTGTTTTTCACCCTCAGCATTAGAATAATTCGGCATTGCAGATTTAACAGCATTTACGTAAGCAGTTACGTATGGGGTGGGATTAAATCCGTTTTCTTCCATTAAATAATTTCTTGATGTCGCATTTTGGTGCATTTCCAAAATACGTTGTTTTTCTGATTCTGAGATTATAAACTTGTTCATAATTTTTTTATTTAATAATAAATATACTAATAAAAAAAAATCACCAACTTCTTGGTGATTTTCTAAATAGTAATTTTTATTTTACTTCTTCAAAGTCAACATTTGTAACTTCTTCGTCTGAACTTGTTTCATTTGTGGATTCATATAACTTTTGACTAATTGATTGAAATTCATTGTTAATTTCATCCATAAGTTTTTTTACATCATCAATATTTTTTTCATTATGAGCATTTTTTAACTTATCAATTTTTGAAGTCAAATTTTGTTGTTCCTCTTCTGATATTTTATCTTTTAAATCATCCAAAGATTTTGAAACTTGAAAAATCATTGAGTCGGCAGAATTTAATGTGTCAACGTCTTCTTTTAGTTTTTTATCTGTTTCTGCGTTAATTTCAGCCTCTTGTTTCATTTTTTCAATTTCTTCTTTTGATAAACCTGATGATGCTTCAATACGAATTGTTTGTTGCTTGTTTGTACCTTTATCAACCGCAGATACATTAATAATACCATTCGCATCAATATCAAAAGTAACTTCAATTTGTGGAACACCTCTCATAGCAGGAGGCAATCCATCAAGATGGAATTTACCAATAGTTTTATTATCTTTTGCCATCGCTCTTTCTCCTTGAACCACATGAATTTCTACGGTTGGTTGATTATCAACCGCCGTTGAAAATATTTCAGATTTTTTTGTTGGTATTGTTGTATTCGCATTAATTAGTTTAGTGAATACCCCACCCATAGTTTCAATACCTAATGAAAGTGGCGTAACGTCCAATAACAATACGTCTGTAACATCACCTCCTAAAACACCCCCTTGGATTGCAGCTCCTAAAGCAACAACCTCATCGGGGTTTACACCTTTTGATGGTTCTTTACCAAAGAATTTTTTAACAGCTTCTTGAATTGCTGGAATACGGGTTGACCCACCAACTAAAATAATTTCATCAATATCTGAAGGTTTTAGTCCCGCATTTTTAAGTGCCGACTCACAAGGTTTAATTGTTCTTTTAACTAAATCTTCAGTTAATTGGTCAAACTTTGATTTTGTAATTTTAACAACCAAATGTTTTGGTCCTGTGGCATCTGCCGTTAAATATGGAAGATTAATTTCAGTTTGAGGTGAAGATGATAATTCTACTTTAGCTCTTTCTGCAGACTCCTTTAATCTTTGAAGTGCCATTGGGTCTTTTGTAACATCAATTCCTGTATCGTTTTTAAATTCGCTTACAAGAAAATCAATAATTACTTGGTCGAAGTCGTCACCACCTAAATGAGTATCACCATCTGTAGATAATACTTCAAAAACTCCATCCCCAAGTTCCAATATAGAAACATCGTGAGTTCCACCACCACAGTCAAAAACAACAATTTTCATATCTTTAGACATCTTGTCTAATCCGTATGCCAATGCTGCCGCTGTTGGTTCATTGATAATTCTTTTAACATTTAGTCCCGCAATTTCACCAGCCTCTTTTGTTGCCTGTCTTTGAGCGTCATTAAAGTATGCAGGTACCGTAATTACAGCGTCTGTAACTTTTTCACCTAAGTAATCTTCAGCCGTTTGTTTCATTTTTTGTAAAATGGCTGCTGATATTTCTTGTGGGGAATAGGTTCTATTGTCAATTTCTACTCTTGGGTTATTTTTTTCATTGACAATCTTATAAGGAACTTTAGAATGTTCACTTTTTGTATCATTAAACGCACTACCCATAAATCTTTTAATTGAGTAGATTGTTTTTTCTGGATTTGTAACCGCCTGACGTTTAGCAGGGTCTCCAATTTTTCTTTCACCATCTTTGACAAATCCAACAATAGATGGTGTTGTTCTTTTACCTTCGCTGTTTGTGATTACCACAGGTTCGAGACCCTCCATTACTGCAACGCATGAATTTGTAGTTCCCAAATCCACTCCAATAATTTTTCCCATTTTTATTTAACATTATTTTTTAGTTTATTTTTGGTCCATTTTTGACCAAAGTTGTGCCAATATAAAAGATATGACAAAATGTCAGTATATCAAGTTAGTAGTATGACAATATTACAAATAATTAAAAAATATTGATTTATATTTTTAGTTGGATTACTTTTAAAAAAAAACACAATATGATAGAATCTGCAGACAACAACGAAAAAGATAAAGCTAAAAAACCTGAAACAGGCTCTAAAACTCTCGTCCTTGATAATTTTTCAAGAGATTTGATTAAGGCGGCCGAAGAAGGTAAATTAGACCCAATAATTGGTAGAGAGCAAGAAATAAATAGAATTGCCCAAATTCTATCAAGAAGAAAGAAAAATAACCCAATTATTATTGGTGAACCTGGTTGTGGAAAAACTGCAATTGTAGAAGGATTGGCTAAAAAAATATTTGAGGGGGATTGTCCTCAAAACCTTGTTGGTAAAAGAATTGTTTCTTTAGATTTAACTTCAGTAGTTGCAGGAACAAAATACAGAGGTCAGTTTGAGGAAAGAATGAAAGTGATAATTGAAGAATTGTACGCAAATCCTGATATTATTATCTTTATTGATGAAATCCACACTATGATTGGAGCAGGTAACGCTTCAGGTTCTATGGATGCATCAAACATATTTAAACCCGCTCTTTCAAGAGGTGAAATACAATGCATTGGTGCAACGACCTTAGAAGAATATAGAAAAAATATTGAAAAAGATGGGGCATTAGAAAGAAGATTTCAAAAAGTAGTTGTTGACCCATCAACAAAAGAAGAAACATTAGAAATATTAAAACAATCAAAAGACCGATATGAAAAACATCATAAAGTAAAATATAGTGAAGACATTTTAAAACTTTGTGTTGAGTTGGCAGATAGATACATCACAGACAGAGAATTTCCCGATAAGGCTTTTGATATTATTGATGAGGTTGGAGCAAGAAGTCAGGTTGAAATAAAACTTCCTGAAGTTATTGAAAAACTAAAAAAAGAAGCTCAAGAAATAAAATCTTTGAAAATTGAAGTAATCAATAAACAAAAATATGAAGAAGCCGCAGATTTAAGAGATAGGGAAAGAAGAGTTTTAGGTGAATTACAAAAAGAAAAAGAAAATTTTGAAAAAAATAGAGACCTATATAGAAAAGAAGTGACGGAAGATATTGTTTATGATGTTACATCTTTGATGACAAAAATTCCAATTAATAAAATAACAACAGATGAATCAATTCAATTGGCATCTTTAAATGAGGTTTTAAATTCAAAAGTAATTGGTCAAAATGAGGCTGTTTCAAAAATTGCAAGAGCAATTCAAAGAAACAAGGTTGGATTAAACGACCCTAAAAAACCAATATTTAGTGGACTTCTAATTGGAAATTCAGGTGTTGGTAAAACTGAATTGGCAAAACAATTAGCAAAACATATGTTTAATAGCGAAGATGCACTTATTAGATTAGATATGAGTGAATTTTCAGATAAGATTGCAACCTCAAAATTAACAGGAACATCACCAGGTTATGTGGGGTATGAGGACGGTTCACCATTTTTAAATAAAATTAAAAACAAACCTTACTCTGTTATTTTGTTAGACGAAATTGAAAAGGCACATCCTGAAATTTTTAACGTATTTTTACAAATGTTAGATGAAGGGTTTTTAACGGATGGTCACGGAAGAAAAATTAACTTCAAAAATTGTATAATTCTAATGACATCTAATGTTGGGACTAGAGTTGTTCAACAGTTCGGTACAGGTGTTGGTTTTTCAACATCACATAAAGAAGAAACAAAAGATGAAGAAATCAAATCTTTATTGGAAAAAGAATTATTCAAAAAGTTTGCTCCTGAGTTTATTAACAGATTTGATGACATCGTATATTTTAAAGACCTTAACGATGATGATTTAATGAAAATCCTTAATTTGGAACTTGAAAAATTATACAGTAGAGTTTTGAATTTAGAATATAATGTTCAAGTTGAAGATTCTTTGAAAAATCATTTAATTAAAGTGGGAACCGATACAAGGTTTGGAGCTCGTATTTTAAAACGGACCGTTCAAAAATGGATTGACGATGCAATTACGGAAAAAATTCTTTCAGATAACCCAGAAAAAAATTCAACATTTGTGTTATCTTTTGATGAAAAAAATATTAAAACTGAAGTTAAAATTAAAAAACCAACAAAAAGAAAAAAATAATTTGTTAATGTGTTTTTTTAGTTTATATTTGTTAAAACAAACCAATAATGAACATAGATAAATTTAAAGAACTTCTTTCCGTACCATCAAAAACATATCAAGAAGAAGATATGGTTGAATACATATGTGATGAGTTGGAAAAAATTCAAGGAGTTACATATTACCGTGATTCTATGATGAATATCTATGTTACAAAAGGTATTTTGGAAGAAGATGAATATTATCCAATGTTTATTGCTCACACCGATACCGTTCACACCAAAATTGATAAAATTGTTGTTAAAGAAGAAAAACTTCAAAGACCTTATACTTTTGGAAAAACTTTTGACAACACAGAAGTTGATGTATTAAAAGCATATGACAAATATGACAACCCAACAGGTATTGGTGGTGATGACAAATGTGGAATTTTTATTTGTTTGGAATTATTAAAACAATTAGATAAAGTTAAGGTTGGTTTATTTGTTTCAGAAGAAACAGGATGTCACGGCTCATCAAAATGTGATGAAAACTTTTTACAAGATGTTGGTTATATTACACAATACGATGCACCTGGAAATCACCTAATTTCCGAGATTTGCTCGGGAGTTCGTTTATTTGAAAGAGATAGTGAATTTTTTAATATTGTGATTCCAACAATTGAAGAGTCATTTAAAAATGAAATGTTAGTTCAATCTCACCCATATACCGATATATCACAACTTAAAAAGAAAATTGATGTTTGTTGTATTAATATGTCTTGTGGATATTACAATATGCATACCTCAAATGAGTTTATATCAATTGATGATGTAATTTGTGCAATTGATGCAGGAAAAAATATGGTTGAAAAACTTGGATTAAAAAAATACAAATACGAATATAAACCAATTGTTTATACGCCAAATACCGTTATGAATTCACTAATTGATTTTGATTATGATGAAGATGAGTTGGTCCATAATTTGGATTCAATTGAAGTGATTGAAGAAAGTGAAGGAATTTATATTATGGATTCTTATCAAGGGGAATCTGTTTTTATTTCAGATGAAAATTTACCAGCACTTTATGAAATAATAAGAGAAAGACTTCTTGGATTATAAATCGTCTTTTGTTAAATCAAACAACGGTTCTGTATTCAACAAATTTAATAGATATTCAAAACTTGTTTTCATCATTTTGTAGTTGTAACCACCATCAAGTTTTCTAAATTGATAAGTTATTTGCAAATTTTTGTTATCAACTTTATTAATCTTAATTGAATATTTTTTGTTTTTTGAATATATCCACGTTTCAAGACCTCCCAATTTTTGTATTTCATCTATTAATTTAAAAAACTTCAAGTTATACTGTTCGGTATTATCTTTAATGTTTTCTAGTTCATTTTCAAGAATACTTGTAACTTTGTTATTCCAATATTCATTAAATGCTTGTCCGTCCCAAAAATTATGTTGCATTTCATAATATTCAGGAAGGTGGTTTACATTTGCCGTTTCTACGGCCTTAAATAATAAATCCAATAATAAATCATCAGGTTCACCAAATCTTGCAAATAACATAATGGCAGACCCCCAACTTAACTCATACTTCCAAAAACAATATTTATCTGAATATCTTTCAATACCAATTTCATCTAAACAATTACAATAAGCCTTTTCTATACCTTCTGGCACCTCATTTTCAACCGCAAGAACTGAAGCGTCAATATAAGCATCAGTAATTGCATCTTCTAAACCTAAAATTTCAAGTAAATTTGTGATTTTATCAGTATCTTTTGAAATAACTTTACCATTTTTCAATTCTATTGAATTATATACTTCAGAAGAAAGGTATTTTGAAATTTCTTTAACTATAGATAACTGCTCATAAGTAAAATAATCAATAACATACCCCTCACGCCAATCATCATATGTTCTATCACTAAAATCACGCCACCAACTCCAATTACCATTATACATAGATTCATAGTTATGGGCATCATACTCACCATCACTACCATCTTCATAATAGTCTTTGAAAAAAAATTGTAAGTATTCGGATAAACCATCAAATGTAAAATGTAGACCATCTTGTCTTACTTCTATAATACCTTCATACGAATTTCCCTCACTATCAAAAAAATCAACATCATAAGGGCTCAATCTTTTTTTATTAATCTCCAATATTTTTTGGTAGTCAGATTTTTCTTCATCAGAATCATCATCTTCAAAAAGAAATATTTTTTTAATCATATTTATAAATATATTGTAAAATACAATTAATTGTATTATCTTTGTTTTATAGTTCTTTGAAAATATGGGCCCGACTTGGATTTGACAGGCGTTGGTTGAATATAAGGAGCATGCCGGGACTGAATTAATCTCGTTAAAAACTGATTCACACTATATACGGCAACGTACTAGATAACCTTTCAGTGGTTGGTTTAATTGCAACTGAGCAAGTTACTGTAGCTTAATATAAGCACGGAAACGGGAGCCGGTTCACATACGCTTAGCAACAGAAGTGATAAAAGTGGATTACCATTAAACTATAAATTGAATGGTCCATTGGTTGTTAATTTACGATGGTGAAGAACAAATTAACCTTGTTTTTGGTCAAGACAAAATCAAATATTTTGGGGTATTAGAAAATACCAACCTAAGCATGTAGTTGTCTTTTAGACAAGACGAGCTGGACGAGGTTTCGATTACCTCCGGGTCCACACTAGACATTTTGTACTTCTGGCCATATTTATATGAAAATATTATATATGGCCAGAGCACAAAAAAAATATCATTATATCTATAAAACTATTTGCTTAATAACTAATCGGTTTTACATTGGAATGCACTCAACAGACAATATTAATGACAATTATTTAGGTAGCGGTAGAAGACTATGGAATTCAATTAATTATCACGGTAAAGAAAACCACAAAAAAGAAATATTAGAATTTTTTTCTAATAGAGAGGAGCTTAAATTGAGAGAAAAAGAAATTGTCAATAAAGAACTTATCAATGACGTTTATTGTATGAATTTACAATTAGGTGGTGGAGGTGGGTTCAAAGATGACTCACATATGGTGAAAACATGTAAAGCGGGGAATGAAAAATTTATAAAAAACATGTTGGACCCTGAATACAGAAAAATATTTTCACAAAAAATGTCAGAAGCAAATAAAAAAAGTTTTGAGTTAGGTAAACGTGTTGGGGTAAATTTTTATGATTGGACAGGTAAAAAACACACGGAGGAATCCAAACAAAAACTTAGCTCAAAAAAAAAGAACACAGGTATTGGTTCCGATAATTCAGTTTGGGGGATGAAATGGATGAATAAAGAATGTAAAAATAAAATGGTAAAGCCAGAAGATTTCACCTATTATTTATCTATGGATTGGCAATTTGGTCAATATCTTAGTGAAGAAAAAAAATTAATTTTAAGAAATAGTTTAGATAATGCTAGAAAATACTACAAACCGTCCTGTACGGGTAGAAAGTGGATTAATAAAGATGGGAAAAATAAAAGAGTATATGAAGATGAACTGAAAAGTTTTTTTGATGATGGTTGGGTTTTAGGTTGTTTAATAAAAAAATAATTGTTTTTATAAAAAATTTGGAACTTAAAAAAAAACGTGTATCTTTGTATTGTAATCATCCATAAACCCTTAAAAATTAAAAAAATGAAAAAAACAGTAATTTCTTTCTCCGTAGCACTATTTACAAAATTAGTAGTTATTCCATTTCTTAGTCAAACGCCATTTTTTACTCCATTGCCAGCATCATTGTATGGTTGGGTATATGATTTAAACGTATTAACAATTTTTGTGTTTACATTTACTATTCCAATAATTACTTACAAACTCATAAAAAATAAATTAGTATAAAATAAAAAACCCCCAATAATTAAGGGGGTTTTTATTTTCAGATTTGTTTTAGAACTAATCCGCACTATTTCTTTCAGTTGGTAATTTTTCATTTGGATTAAATTGTTGGAGATGTCTTTCATAATCTCTATACTGTTTTTGAGTACCTGTTAATTGTTGGTACAGGGCCCCTGGTGAAGATGGGTTTTCTGTTTCTCCAAATTTTGTGTCTCTTGTTCCGGCAGCATATGACATATCCGTACCTATAAACGCACAAACCGTGTTGAAATGGTATCCAAGTTGTGATTTTACGGTTGGTGATGTTTGAAGTACTTTAATAACCGCGTTATATAAAGGTTTTGAATTAATAGCATAAATTGATTTTCTTGCCAAGGCATCGTCAGTACCAAGACCTCCCATTGCGGTTAATAAGTCACCAACAATTTTTTTAGCAGTACCAACTAACTTTGGGTCATTAGTTTCTTCTTCATTTATAACTCGTCTAACGATTCGAGCCAAGTCATTTTCTGTTAATCTAACAATTCTTTTCATAATTTTTTTGTTATAAGTTAATTTTTTTATTATCTTTGTTTAATAAATACGCCCCAATTTAAAAAAGTTCAGTTTTATTAAATATTTTCATAAAAATTTGGAACTTAAAATAAAATTAGTATATTTGTAGAGTAATCATTCATAAACCCTTAAAAAAATGAAAAAATTAATTCTTACACTTTTTGCAATTTTACTTTATGTGAATGCTTACACACAAACAATAGACTATTCAAACTTTGACTATTTATTGTATGAAAAAAAAGTTATAGAAAAAATTAATAACTACCGAAGTGGCATTGGTTTTAAAAAGTTATATACCTCGAATACTTTGAAAAACTTTACATCGGTAAACACATCAACTCAAAATTCAACTCAAGACAGGGCGTTTCATTTAAAGGCCGATGACACTAATGATACAATAAACAGAAAATTATATAGTGAACTTTATAACCTTACTGGAGGTAAATGTGGAATAAAAGAACCACCAAGCGTTTTTATTAATGAAGGATATGGAGAAATAATATCAGTAGTTAGTGGTAAATATGATACCTATGATGAATTGGCAATCGAAGTATTAAATGCCTGGTTACATTCTCCTCCACACAAAAATACAATTGAAACAAAATTTGTTAATTTAGATGAGTATGCGGGGTTAATTAGTTGTTCTGCAAAAATTTCAAAAAGTGGTAAACTATATACTGTAGTTAACTTTGTTTCGGTTTCTAATTTTTAAATATAAGGTTTTACGTATTTAGCATATCTTTGATTTGATGATGTTGTATTACCTTCTGAAATTCCCATCATATATATTAATTTCGAATCACTTTTTGATACGTTAGTTGATGGTGGAAATATTTTATCAATAGGGTAAGAATTATTATATTGTTGACTTGTAATTTTAGTAATTCTTTTACCTGTAGGGTCCCAATAAAAATTCCACCTAACTAAAGGCACGGTATATGGGTTTTTCATCACTCCTGGATTCCATTTAATTTCAAACGCGGAAATTTTGTCGGCACTATTTCTAATTATTTGTGGACATTGGTTACTGTAATCATCAGGTCGACCGGCACCTCCTTGTGAGGTTTTTCCGTTACAAAAATAAGAACCTGTCAAAACCATTTTAGGAGATATGTCATTGAACGTTTTAATACCACTAATATTATATATTTCATCTATTGTTTTAAATACCATCCTACAAGTTATAAATTGACCGGCATTTGGGTATGTTACTGTGTCCTTATCTTTATCAGTTTTACCACCAGTATCAACAACCCAAGATTGAGTTGAAATTTTTGTAACATCAGCCTTTTTAATATTGAATTTTGCTAATTTCTGAAACAATGATGTTTCAAAAGACGAACTTCTTTTTAACGCTAAATCTTTATTTTTTTGGTATAAATCGGTTTCTGTTGGGGTGACTACCTTCCAATCGTTTGTGTGGTCAAATCCTGTTGGTTTACCTCCCCATGAATTACTAGCTCCCGCAGTAACTGTAATGTTAGAACAAATCATACCACCAGAACTTGTTCTCATTTTTTTTGCTTCTGGGTTAGCATCTATTTTGGCAATTAAATTTGTAATAAATGTATCAATAAATGCCGATGGGTCAGTCGCACCCGCAGCATAAGTACTTTTTTCAGAATGTTGGATATTAACCTCTTCAGTTAATAATGGTTTTCTATTAAGAACCTTTGCAACTTCTTTAATATGCATTTCCAAAATGCGTTGTTTTTCTGATTCTGAAATTATAAATTTACTCATATTTTTTTATTATCTTTGTTTAATAAATATACGACAAGTTTATAAAAGTTTATTTTTTCAAAAACTTAAAAATTTTTTCAAAAAAATTTGGATATATAGAAAAAACCCGTATCTTTGTATTGTAATCAGTTATTAACCATCTAAAAATCAAAATTATGAAAAAATTGTTTTTTGTTTCCCTTTTATTATTTTTTGTAACGTCGTTAAGTGCCCAAACAAAGTATAACTTTTTTGGTTTATATGGTAATGATTACTATGATATTACCGATAAAAAAATGAAGTATGAGGATATTTTATCGTCTGATAATTTGGGTCAAAAGTTATTAAACGGAGGGTTTAATCATTATGAGATTAATTTAGAAAAAAAGACTTTTACTCATAATTATGTTACTTTGGAAACTGGGGAACCAGACCGAAAAGAAGTTGTCAGTAAAATTACTAACCTTGTATATGGTAAAGGATTTATTAAGTTTAATGTTACAACTAAAGACTTTGGTAAATTAAACTTGGTCATTAATAATGACGATTCGGATGATATTGGTCTTGTTGTGGTTTTTAAAGAATCTGATAAAACCTACGCGGCGGTATTTAAATAAAAAACCCCCCCATTAAGGGGGGTTTTATTTATTATTTTTTTAATAAATTTTGTACTTCAAATTTGTAACTATTACCTGCCTTAACATTCGGGTCTGCGGGTGCTCCTTGGGAACTACAGAATTGTCTTGTAAGGTCATTAATTTTTCCGTATCCAAAACGGAAATAAGGACCTCCGTCCGTTATTGATGATACTCCATCGTATAATGTAGAAGGGTTCATTGAATCGTAACTTGTATCGTTTTTATCAGATTGAGTTGTTCCACATGCTCCGACCATTTTACTCACATCGTATTTTTTATTACCTTTGTAGTCAATAACCATACCATTGAATGAAACCTCAAAAGGAATCATCATAGGATAACCAGGTCTTTTTTGTTTTGCGGCAATTGTTGGGTTTGACATAACAACTAAGTATTTCAACTCACCTCGTCCAGCATCTACAATTGGAGTATTAGATTGTTCGTTTATTACTCGTTTTACGATACGAGCCAAGTCGTTTTCTGTTAATCTAACAATTCTTTTCATAATTTTTTTTTTATTAGTTAATTTTTTTATTATCTTTGTTTAATAAATATACCTTACTTTGAAAAAGTTCAATTTTTATGCAAACATTTCTTCCATACTCAGATTTTAGAAAATCATTAGAGTCATTAGATAACAAACGTTTAGGTAAACAACGTGTAGAGGCCTATCAAATTATTTCAGCAATTACAGGTAGACTTCGTAAAGATGGAAAACCATATAAGGGTTGGTTAAATCACCCTTGTTCTGTTATGTGGAAAGACTATGTTAATTCACTTAAACAATACTATAATGATTGTATTGATGTTTGGGTTGAACGAGGTTTTAAAAATACAATGGAACACGAACATATTGAAGGTGAGTTTGTTTTACCTCATTGGTTGGGTAATGAAGAATTCCACTCTTCACATAGAGCAAATTTATTACGTAAAGATTTTGAGTATTATTCTAAACATAATTGGACTGAAGACCCCAATGACCCATATGTGTGGATGGACGATAAGGGTTTGTGGTATAAACAAATTGTTGGAAGTAAAAAGCGAATTTACTTATAATAGATTTTAGAATATATTTAAAATGTGAAAATAAATTTATTATATATTACTCCACATTTATCTACTGGCGGAATGCCTCAATTTGTTTTGAAAAGAATTCAATCTTTATCTAATAATTTTAATATAAAACTTGTTGAATATTCTTTTTTTGGTGACAAATATGTCGTTCAAAGAAATAAAATAATTGATATTATTGGTAGAGATAATTTTTATTCATTGGGTGATACAAATGACATTGAAAAAAAATATCAAGTTATTGATATACTTAAACAAAATAAAATAGACATTGTTCATATCGAAGAAATATCTGAAGGTTTTGAAAGTTTTAACAAAATACCAACTACCATATTAAATGAATTATATAACAATAACAGGACATGGAAAATTGTTGAAACTTGCCACAATGTTTGGTTCAACCCAAAAAAAAGAAAATTTCATCCTGATTCATATTTGTTTGTAACTCCTTATCATTTAAAAACATTTGAAACTGAAAATGTTTATAAAGAAGTTTTGGAATATCCAATCGAAAACAAAAAACCTTCACTTGTTGAAAAATTAGAATCAAGAGTCAATTTGAATTTTGATTTGAAAAAAATTCATGTTTTGAATGTTGGATTATGGACGGAAGGAAAAAACCAAAAAGAATCAATTGAAGTCGCTCGAGTTTTAGAACAGACGCACCCTTATTTACATTTTCATTTTGTTGGAAACAAGGCTGAAAACTTCGAATCTTATTGGAAGCCTTTAATGGATAATTTGCCATCAAATGTTACAATTTGGGGTGAAAGAAATGATGTTGATTCTTTTATGATTGCGTCAGATATTTTAATGTTTAATTCAACTTATGAATGTAATCCGTTGGTTTTGAAAGAATCGATTTCTTATGGTTTAAAAATTATAGCAAGAAACTTACCACAATATATGGCAATTTTCGATAAATATATAACACCAATATCTGATAACAATATTATACATATTTCTAATTTATTAGTTGATGTAACGAAGTCTAAAACATCTTATATGGTTGAGTATGATAATAGTTTTTCAAAAAAGTTAATTGACTATTATTTTAATGTTCAAAATTTAAAATTTCAAAAAAATAATCTACATCAAAAAGAAATTAACATAAATCACCATTTTGTTTTAAATCCATTTATAGAAATACTAACTAATGATAATTCAATATATGAAGTTAATTTTTATGATGATAATCATAATAGAGTTTATACAAATAAAATAAAAAACAATTCTTGGGTTAAATTATATCGACAATATTACACAAAGTGGAAAACAGAAATAAAAGAAAACGGTCAGGTTATTTTTTTTGATGATTTAAATTTAGAAAACAAACGAGTTTATATTTCTTTTGAATCAAAATCTTTGGGGGACACATTGGCTTGGATTCCATACTGCGAAGAGTTTAGAAAAAAACATAATTGCAAACTTATTGTTTCGACTTTTTTAAATGATTTATTTGTTTATAGGTATCCCGAAATTGAATTTGTTGAGCCAGGAAGTCCTGTTTTGAATGTATTTTTGCAGTATCAATTAGGTTGGTTTTATAATCAAAATAATGAATTTGATTCTAATAGACATCCTAATGACTTTAAACTACAACCTCTACAAAAAACTGCAACAGATATATTAGGTTTAGAGTATGAAGAAATAAGACCAAGACTTAACCTTCCTAAGGTTTCAAAAAAGAAAAAAGTTGGCATTGGGTTTCATTCAACAGCTCAGGCCAAATATTGGAACAATCCAAATGGTTGGCAAGAAGTTGTTGATTATTTAACATCTAAAGGGTATGAATGTATGATTTACTCTAAAGAAGGTGATGGATACATGGGAAATAATTATCCAAAAGGAGTTACCATATTTAGTGGTGGTAATTTAAAAGAAGTAATAGGTGATTTATTGAGTTGTGAATTTTTTATAGGTTTAGGTTCAGGACTTTCATGGTTAGCTTGGGCTTGTAAGTTACCGGTAGTTCTCATTTCGGGATTTAGTGAAAAATTCGCTGAAACAAAATTAGATACGTATCGAGTTATTAACGAAGATGTATGTCATGGATGTTTTAATAAAGAAAGATTAAATGCTGGTGATTGGAATTGGTGCCCATTACATAAAGGAACTGAACGACAATTTGAATGCACAAAAAAAGTTAATTCTGAAATGGTAATTGAAAAAATAAAAAGTTTTATTCGTTAAAATTAACTAATTCTATTGGTACACAGATTATTCCCTGTTCTGTAAAAATGTGAATAAATATATCATCCACAGGTTCCCATTTTTCAAAAATATAAGTAATTCCATTAACTGTGACGTTATTCATATATTTGGACAATTACTCTTTTATGACCTAAATTGTCGGGGGTTGTAGTTGAGTTTTGAACCGCGAATAATAAATAATTATCAATCGCAGGATTAAATGAAACTAAAGTTCTTGTCCCTGATGTTAAATCAGTACTTATCCCGTTTGATGGATTATATACATATAAGTTAGTTTCATCAAAAAAGAAATTCCTCTCAAATCGTTGTATATAAACCGATGAGTTCATTGCTCCGGCGGTTCCCATTAATGTCGCGCCCGATAAACTATTAGTTGTATTTATATAAATCCTACCCGTTGATGTGGTAGAACCCGAAGTTTTAGTTAGTAAATTACGAATATAAATCGAGTTATTAGTTGAAATGGTGTTTGCAGGTATCAATACGGTTGCACTAATTTGATTGGAAGTACCAATTAGATTTCTACCCACAACACTTGATAAAGTCCTTGGGTCAGAATTTATATTTCCTGAACCAAGTAAAGTGACATTATTCAATGTCTTTATGTTAGTTCCACTTAACAATGTATCCTGTTTGTCATCTAATGCATCTTGTAAGTCAGTCTGTGAACTAATCTTTCCTGTTATTGACCCCCATGTAGTCCCACTTGACGATGTTCCACTAGTACCATCAGTGCCCGATGTTCCCGATGAACTCATTAATTGCCAATAAAGTGGTCCATCTCCATCATCTGGATTGATGTCATAATTTGTCTGTATACATATGTAAGAACTACCATTAAAGAATATAACATCGTTTACTTGATATGTTGTGGTGTTGTTCCAATTTCCTGTCCAATTAAAAGATGTTCCATCATCACCAGCTTGAGACATTAAAGCCCAACTACTATTAAGTGGAGGTGGTGGAGTTCCTAAATTACCATTTGTTAATGAAATGTAAGAACTACCATCATACTCAACAACATCATTAATGTTGTAAGTGACTGCAAAGTTCCATGAACCATTCCAATTAAAAGACAAACCACTAGTTCCATCTGTTCCTGACGTTCCGTCAATTCCATTAATACCTGAAGTTCCATCTGTTCCTGACGTTCCCGATTGTGACATTAACCCCCAAGCAGTTGGGCTTCCAGGTGGTAGATTACCAATATTACCATTGATTAATGAAATGTAGGAACTTCCATTAAACTCAACCGAATCGTTTACATTATAAGAAATTGTAAAATTCCAAGACCCGTTCCAAAAAATTGAGATTCCATCTGTACCAGACGTTCCGTCAATTCCACTAGTCCCATCTAATCCATTAACACCTGAAGTTCCATCTAATCCATTAACACCTGAAGTTCCATCTGTTCCTGACGTTCCGTCAATACCATTAACACCTGACGTTCCGTCAATTCCATTAATACCGCTAGTTCCGCTTGAACCTGAAGTTCCATCGGTGCCAGAAGTTCCACTACTACCACTTGTCCCGTTTGTTCCCGATGAACCTGATGTTCCATCTGTACCACTAGACCCATTGGTTCCATTAGTTCCGCTTGAACCGCTAGTTCCATTGGTTCCTGAAGAGCCGCTAGTTCCGTTAGTTCCCGATGACCCCGATGTTCCATCTGTACCTGAACTACCACTTGAACCCGAACTTCCTGACGTACCATTAGTTCCCGATGAGCCGTTTGTACCACTACTACCACTCGAACCTGAACTACCATTGGTTCCATTTGTACCACTACTACCTGATGTTCCATCTGCACCACCACTTCCTGATGTTCCGTCCGTACCAGAAGACCCTGATGTACCTGAACTTCCATTAGCCCCATTTGTACCGCTAGTTCCGTCCGTACCGGATGAACCATTAGTCCCATTTAACCCACTACTTCCCGAGGTTCCACTACTTCCATTTGTACCATTAGTACCTGAACTTCCACTAGTTCCAGATGAACCACTTGAACCATTAGTCCCGTTTATACCACTAGACCCATTTGTTCCTGAAGTACCATTTGTACCGCTTGTGCCGTTAGTGCCTGATGTACCACTACCACCTCCACCACCTGAAGTTAATATTGTATTTCCATTTTCATCCACACCCAAAAGATTCACGGATGAACCACTTGATAGGCCTAAAAACTGTATTGTTCGACCACGGTTTACAATTAAATCTATGTATTTTTTCTTCAACATTATTTATCGACAACAAAAATTGATATCAGATATTGATTCTGTTATATTAACATATAATCTTTCTTTTAATGGTATTTCTATCAATCCTTGACTATTTGTTATAAAAAACGAACCCTCAAATCTACCAGTATCCGATGTGTTTCTTTTTGTAAATTGGTAATATACCGTTTTTTCAGTAGAGTCATAAATGCAAGTACCTCTTGCAACCTTATAAACGTTTGTTTCAACATTTACCATAGAAAAAAAAATGGTCGCACCACTTAATAAATCATCTTTTAGATTATAACTTGTTCTACCATCTTTAAAAATATCGAGGCTTAAAACGGGTAAAGTTGCATTTTTTCTAATAAAAAACTCCATACTGATAAATAGTCCATATAAGAAAAGGTGTCCTCTCGGACACCTTCCTTAGATACGAAACACCCCCTTTTCTTTAAAAGTTTATGAAATCTTTTTTTAATTAGACTTCTTGTTGTTTTTATTTGATTGTGACAACATACACAATATTTTTTATAAAAATGTATTCACGATATCCAAAAAGGAATCTTGAACCATTAAACTATCGTATCCTGATTTAATTAATTTTCTTTTTTCTAATTGCAATTCTAAAAGAAATGTTTTATTTCCAACATCATCTCTTTCTATTAAAGACTCAACGACAAAATCAAATCTATTATTTATTAATTCTTTTTCAACTAACATTTTAGATTTCATTTCTTTTTGTTCAGTTATGATATTCTTTATTTTGTCGTTCAATTTATAAATATTTGCGTTTTCTTGAATTTGTAAGTTTAACTCTAAAAATTCTAAATTTGGTGACACATTTGTTAATTGTTTAATATAATCTTTTGTTTTTCTTGATAATTTTTTAAAAATTCTAGC